CATTCATATCATCATAGGTGTCTGGGTCCGCCGCAGTAGCAGCATTATCGTATTCCCAAAGACCATTTGAATTTGTTACGGCAACCCAAGCCATCACATACCTGCAGCATCAACGAAGGCCATGATTTCATCAAAGCCTTTTTTATCAGCCATCATTCGTGTTTCCATCTCTTTACGATTCTTTGGGCTGAGTGTCTTCATTACTGCAGTGATCGCCTTTGCGTTATCCATCGAAATCTTAACCTTAGAACCATCTTTCAATTTAAGGCTACCAGGCTTGAAGTTTGCTTCATCAAGATCATCCATCTTATCTAATAGCCAATCACGAGGATCTGTATCCAATCCACGAGCATATTTTTCAGCACCTTTACGATCACCCTTCTTTAGCATCATCGCAACTTTTAGCATATCTTTCTTGTCGATACCACCGTGCTTTTTAGCATATACTTCGATTTCTTTCCAAGTCTCTTCGTCTAGTTCTGCCTTATCAACAGCATCTACCTTTTTCTTGCCATATTTTTCATATGCCAATTTACGAAGCTTTTCTTTGAATTCTCTTCTGCGAGCATCGAGCTTTGTAATCTCTTCACCGTAGTATCCAGCCATCAGATCATCATCTGCATTCATTGATTGCATCTGGCCTTGTGCATAAGAATAAAGAGTCTTCATCATTGAATGGGTAGTGGCCATTTTATTCTGATACCATTCTTCTGGATCATTAACTCGATCTACGTATGCGGCAATTTCTTTTGCAGCATATGAGATAAACATGAGTTGTTGGCGCATCATTCTTTTTTCGTCTTGTGCGTCTTCGTAGATATCTTTGAAGCTCTTCATATTATTAGCCCTGCAGATCTTCGTGAAGCCTATCGATGATTAAATCCATCTCTTCGTCAGTCATCTCAAGCAAAGATTCTCCATATGCTTCTACGAGAATATCAGCAATATCTTCTTCTAAAGAGGATTCATTTTTCTTTGCCTTGGCAGCTGCAATGCGCTCCTTAGCTTTCTTCAATCTCTCACGATCTTTGTTTTTCTTTTCTGCTTTAGCTGCTCTCTTTTCAGCCGCATCTGCTCGACCAGAGGTGGACATTCTTTTGGCAGCCTTTTTGACTCCCTTGCCAATACCCTTTGCAATCTTACCGATCAATTCATCGAGCTGCTCTTCGGAAAGTTCAGAAATATCGTGATTTTCCAATATTTCTGCCTCGATCGCATCCCAATCTTCTTCGATAGATTCTTGCTTAACAGTATAAGCTTTATCATATGCGGCCTTATCTTGGCCGTCCATATAATCTGCCAATCTCTTTTTCTTCTGGGTCTTTGGCTTAATATCATCCCCATGACCTTCGGGATCAAGTACCTCTACAGAGTGCTGATCCTTAAATCTCTTTTCTTCGGGAGATTTTGGTTGTGCGTATTCGCGAAGTTGCTTGAACCGTTTCATTTCTGTGAGTCCTTTTTTTATCTAATATGAATATTTATTAAATGTCTTCATCTTCGTCGGGGAACATCTCTTTTTCTGCTTCGATCTGATCCCTAATTTCTTCAAATTCTTCTTCACTCATCTGAAGAACATTACGGACAACCCATTGACGAGAATAATAAACACCGACCGATTCTTCCATTTCTCTAAGAGTAGTCATTCTTTCTCTAAGAATCTCGGCCTCTTTTAGTTCTTCAAAATAGTTGTCTCTAATAAAATCATAACGAATTTTATTTCTGATCTGGTCAAATTCTTCCGGTGACATTACACCTTTTAAGACAAGCTGTTTTTCCAATACCAGATTGAAGAACCAAGAAAATCTTGCTCTGAGCCTTCGAATGAATTTACTGAATTTCAATTCATCTCGTGTAATCTCAGATACACGACCAAATGAAACCATTGTCTCTGGTTCCAATCTGGTTAAAGGTACTCTCAACGCCTTATACAATTTACGTTGGAAATACTGTAAATTTTCATCTGTACTCAAGCCCTGTGCACTACCACCGGCAAGTGTATCTACTTCTGTGGATCTCTCACCACCTCGGCGAGGGAACCAAAAATCTTCAGTCATTGTCATCATCTTACGAGAATCTGCAATTTCACCAGTAGATGCATTGTATTGTAACTTGTTCTTGTGCCGAACCATCATATCACGGAGATACTGTTCTGCTTTATTCTTTGGCAAGTTACCTACATCAATATAGAAAATACGTCTTTCTGGTGCTCGTGTCAGTGTGTAAATGACCGTTGCATCTTCTAACATTCTCAATTGATTAAGAGGCTTGATAGAAGGATGCAAATATGAAAGGACCAATGAATTGTTTTCATTCATCAAGCCCGATGTAATCCTGGCAATAGAATCTTTCGAAATCTTATATCCGGTAGAAGAATCACCTGGGCCATTGCCAAACCCATTATCTGAATACAAATAGTATTCGTTCTTCACCTTTTTTGTGGGCATTCCAGACCATTCGTCCTTGCCCTTTTTATCCACCTCACGAATCAATTTAATTTTACGAGGATCTACGTATCTAAGTTCTGTGATCCCTTTCTTTAAATTATCATCGTCAATGATGATATGATAGTTCATTCTGCCATCAACATAAAATTTGCTGAACATATCATATGCATTATTAGTAAAATCTAACAAGCCGAGGACATTATCAAATTCCTCAGCTACCATTTTCTTTACTTTGTCTGGTAGTTCAGTATCTTCTAGTACAATATCGACAACTTTTTCGTGCGTGTCAACATTGATTGCTTCGTTGACAACCTCATCAATAGCCTGAGCAATCTCAGGCTGCATGGCCATACCCCTATATTTCGTGACGAGTTCGGACTCGGTTTTAGCCGAGCCCTCTAAATCGATTAATGTATTATAGAACCCACCAAGGGCACTACCAACAGTAATCGCACCGTCATCGTTGAGAGGTTCAGCAAAAGAGACCGGTACCTCATTGGCCTCTTCTGCTTCTCGTTTAATCTCAAAGCCAAAAATCTTCATTATTTAAATTCCTCAATAATCAATTAGCTTGTAGGAATGCCGGTTACGCCTTCAACTCTCCAAAAATCATAACTGAATGTTACACCGAATTCCTCAATAGCATCGACTGTACCCCAATCCATTTCAATCTGGTCGATTGAAACAGGGAACATGCCTTCAAATACATACGATCTAAGTGGATCTCCATCTTTACTAAATTGCGTAATGATAGCATTTGACTTGTAATCTTGTGGCAAAGCTCTTACGTTGCTATCATGGGTATTGATAGCATTAGACCATGCTTCCATAGCATTTCTAACCGCAAAATCTTCATCGTTGATTACTGTGATTGTCCAATCTTCAAATGTTCGATCTCCTGCGTACTTGATATTCCGACCAAAGTAGGGCACCTCATATTGTCCTACAGTTGAGCCTGGAATACCAGCCGCTCGTACCATAAATGGAACTTTAAAGTCAGCGGCCGGATCTACAGGATTTAGAATCTGAACTTGGAAAAGAGTTGGACGAGCACCACCGCCGACAAGCTGTGATTTAAACTCGTTGATATTAAAACTCATATTCGTGTTCTCCTTTTAATAATCTTATTTATTATGTAAGCGCGCCGACTATCTCTTCAAATTCTACACCGCTCCTAGTAGCCACAAACGTGAGTTCGATGACGTTGATGGATCGTGCAGGCTTGATAAAGATATTTGCTCTGAATTTGTTCTGATCAATTACTGTAGGAGTATTTACGGTAGCATCAGAAACCACTCTGAAATCGATGATTCCTCTTCTACCTTGGATATCTCTCAGGAACGGCTCAACAATGTTTCTGAACTGTGTCTGAGTGAATTCATCATTCAATTCAAACAAGAAAGATTGAGCTGCATTAGCAATAGCCTTCTCAACAGCAATGAACAATCTTCGAACATTGAGTCTATCGAAAGCACTAGTCGAACCAAGACCAGTCTTATCACCAAAGAGGACAATCCCTTGACCAACCTGTGACATTACAGGGTTAATATCTGCGCTGTAAAGTTGATCTCTCTGAGCCTTATTTGGATTGAAAGCAAGCTTGATAACATTTTTCACAACGCCCTTTCTAAATCCAGCCGGAGACTCATAAGGTTCTACCCTAGATGAAAGTCCAGCCATGTCGCCGTTGAGAGGTACATATCGGTACTTGTCATTGTACTTGTCGTATCTGTACTTGTAACCAGAATCCATGAACCAGTAAGAAGAACTCTGTAGCTTATTGCGATATGCAATAGTATTTGTCATCTTAGCATTGGTTCTTAATTCATCAACAACTGCTTCTTTCGATGGAGAAAGGAATGCCACACAGTCTTTTCTGTAATCAGCAATATTACTAATGATGTAATTTGCCAGATTAGCACTGTTATCGCCTTTACCTTGAAGAACAAAGGAAATATCGATCTCATTAGAGTTCTTGAATAGGTCGTAACCACCAGCAAGAGCGGCAAGAGATGTTGCTGCCTCTGTGGTTCCATCAGTACCACCTTCAAGAAGTTCATATACAGATGCCGTTTGAGCTTCAAAGTGAACAGTATTTGCAACCTTCACCCAAGAAGAGAAGTTATCAATCACATCTTTATAGTAGTTTGTTCTACCATCAGGAAGTGTTGCAGTCGGTGATGTAGATACGTTCTCATAAATTTCTACTGCCGATCCAAGATTACCAGTAACACTACCAGTAGAATCGATTACTGCAACGTGGTAATTACCAGTATCTGGAGCCTTACCAAACAGATTCGAATGCTTCCACTTAACTGAAAGAGACAGGCTGTTAGGTTCGGTTTCTGCAAGTGTGTAATTACCACTCGTTGTGAATGTATATGTGTAATATCCATCAACAATATTCGTGTTTGCAGTTGGGTCTAAATCAATCTCGTTTGCTTCTCGAGTTACAGTAGAAATGGACAGTTCTTGATAGCCTACTGAATCATTACCGATTACAAGAGTATCACCTGGCATGCCAGTAACATCATAGAAATCAGTATTACTAGATGTGGTAAACTGGAAAGAGTTGGTATTAAATGCAAAAGTTTGATCTGTGGGTGCAACGATTGAACCAGAAACCGCGCGGGTATCCGTTGCAAAAGGGTTAGAAGCAGGAATATCACCAACACCAAAGAGTGCTGCCTCATAGCTGCTATCTTTTACATACGAAATTTCAATACCATTCGCAAGAGCACCTGCATATAGACCTTCAAATGCACCATATGTTGTATTAGCAATATCAACACTACCTACGGAACCTGGTGTCTGACCGGCAATGTAACCGGGGGCAGCAGTGTTAGCGTAAGCAGTTGCAGAAGTATGCAGTACAACGTCGGATGCATCTGCTGTTTCAGCTCCATTATCTACACGTGCAACCCATAGGGCATTTGCATATGACAGATAATCTGCTGCAACAAAGAATGTCTCATAATTGTCATCGGTAGGCTTACCGAAGCGATTTACAAGATCATTTTCCGATGAACATAGAATTGGTTCGTTAATAGGACCCCATCTAAATACACCGGCAACAGCGGCAGGTGGTGTTGCGATGGCTGGTACCGCGGCCGATGCGTCCACTTCTCGAACGATTACGGAAGGACTTACGGAAAAAGCCATATTTTTCTCCTTTAATTATTATCGTATTTTAAAAAATTTTCAGATATCTTCACTAACTATATTTATAAAATACCGGACTTACAGGATTTGCCAACCTTCCCGGGCATCTTGCCACACGGACATCTCATCATCACTTCCATCGTCAATAAAACCAAAGGGTAAAAGATCTTGTTCAATTTGCTCTTCCGTTCTTTCCCTTAATTTCATAAGGGTGTTTATATCAGTCATCTCTTTGAAGTAGTTCTGATCTGATAGCCATGCGAATAAAACCAAATTCATAACCAAATCATCATGAGCGCCGGATTCGGCTTCATATGAGGATCCTTTTTTCGAAAATCGGGACAATTCCTGTATTGTGTTAAAATCTCGTAAAAGCAATTGGTCTTGTTCGATCAACATCTTTAAGATCGTACAGCCAATTGATTTCACACTTTTTGTTGTTCTCACACCATTATCAACTTTCTTCCCAAAACCACTTGATATTCTCTTTCCTGTTCTTCCTGCGTTCTCTGTATACAAGAAATTCTCATACCCATAATCCATAGTAAGAACATCAGAAACTTGCTCACCAATGTCGTTGATTTCTATAAGTAATGCAGCTTCATTATAGAGTAAGCCTACCCTATATATAACTGAGGCAAAATCAACAGGCCCGATCAGATTATCCCTGTAAGTACAAACCTGTTGGTAGGGCATTTCAGTGATATCAATAATATTAAATGTAGAATAATCAAGACCTTTACCTCTTGATACATCCACAGTCATTACATAAGTGTGGCCTTCTTCGGCTTTAATATACTGGTAAAGGCCTTCATTTTCTGCAATAGGTCTAGAGTATGCCAGATTTTTTAGTTTTGAACCATCAATCAGGGTACCAGAACTACCAAGAAATTCACAGCAATACTCTTGTCTAAATTTTTGTTCGTCAAAATCTAAGGCTTCGAGGGTTTCTTGTCTCCATTTTTCATCACGACCTGGAACATCATCCCACATTACCTTGGTAAATTCATAACCGTTTGTACCCTCTTCAGCACCCTTACAGGTTTTCCAAAAATGGTTCAGACCATTGGGAGTAGAGGTCATCATCAGCTTTGTTGACTCACCAGATGAAATTGTAGGATAGACCGATGCGAAGAAATCATCGTAGCCTTCGATAAACGCGACCTCATCAAGGTAAAGGAATGAAATAGATTTACCTCTAATGGCACTTGATGAAGTCGTTCCTGCGTATATCTTACAGCCATTTTCTAATGAGATACTACCTTTATTCCATTCTTCAACGCCTTGTTGCATCCATTTGGGCAATGCTTCATATGCCAATTGCACACGGCTCAATACTTCTCTGGCAGAATCACCTTTATTTGCGAGAATGGCTACTGTTTTATATTCATTAAAAAGGATATAATGAAGAATCACTGCGACTGCTGTAGTTGTCTTACCTGACTGACGCGCAGTGAGGACTGCCAATCTTCTATGGTCAGTAATTTTATTGACGATTTCTTCCTGATAATCATATAGGTCAAAGGGGACTAGCCCCTTATCAACATGAACAATTTTGATATATTTACAAAAATATACAGGGTCGTTCATACACCTCATATATTCTTTTAGATTCTCGGGTGTAAATTCTATCTGCTCACCAATCTTTTTGAGATTGGTATTGCCCAGATAACCAGTTATCATTCGCTTCCATCCTTCAACATCTTAAGAAGATCTGCCGTTGAAACGATTAGATTGTTATTTGTCACCTGATTTTTACTTGGGTTAGCTTCTTCCCTTGCATATCTTTTCTTGGTAGACATTTCGACATAATCTTTATTTGCATCGAGTAACGTCTTCATAAGAGTTGATACGACTTCGAATGCTCTGGGTGATTCGGATTGTTTCGCAATCTCTACCATTTCTTTTACCGAATCATCACCGAGATTGATAATATTTTCGATATTCCTTTTTGCAAGTTCAATATCTGCTAGATTTTCCTCGGCCTCTTGTGTTACGGCCGGCAGACGGTCTTCGCCATCAAAGGAATTTGCGGGTAGTGTTTCTTGTACTGGAGCAGGTTGATTTACCACTTCTAATTCAGATTTGATTTCGTCAAGATCCCTAATACCAAGTGTCTCAGCAATTTTATCTTTCTTTGGCATTTTCTCTTATCTCCTTCTGGCAGACTCTTTTTCTTAGATCGCTAGTAGAAAACCGATGATCTCTTTTATTAAAGAATAATTCGATATTTCTGCTTTGACATATTTCTTTGCCAGTGAATTCTAAATTACGATATTCATCACCAAGAATACGAACATCAATGTGGTACATTTCAAGTATGTCTTTCAGATCCAATTCAGTTTCATAAGGAATAATTTCGTCCACATATTGCACGGATTTCAGCTGTGTATACCTTTCAACCAATGTCTGAATTGGTGCGTTCTTTTCCAGTCTATCTAGTGAAGGATCAACCTGGAGGCCACATATCAGATAATCACATTGAGATTTAGCATCCCGTAACATTTGTATGTGACCTGCATGCAGTAGATCAAATGTAGAACAAGTAAAACCTATTTTCATAATATAACTCCATCATTTAAGAACCATCATCAAGTGTGACTATGTAATCCCAGTTATCATCAAAGTCGATCAGACTATAATCTACTGTATTGCTTAGTATCGTTGTGGGTTGACCATCAGAGGTCATGCCCGGTTGAATTGTGATTTGACCATCGGGTCCTTTTGATTCGGGTGGATCCATAGAGGTCCATTCGCGAATATCCACAAATTTGATAATCTTCTTTTCTCTCTCTGGGCCAAAGAACCATGCCTTCATTGTAAAATTAAGTGTGTAAAGGATACTGCGTCTTTCTGTAAAATCTGCTTCGTATAACTCTTCAGTATCTACACTATTTAGTATCAGAGGCACATCGATTGGCTCAATTCCATCGATCAATCTTACCGTACTCGTAAATTCTGGATTAAAGAACGGAAGAATCTGCTCTAGTAATTTTACTGCATCTTCGTTATATTTGGCCATTATATAGAGTGAGAAATCTAAATTATACGGAGTGCCAGCATAGATGAAATTACGAGCCCCCGTAGACTCGTCTTTGGTGATCTTTCTTATCTTTCTCGTGGGTGAAATCTTTCTATCAGGATCATACGCCATAGATGTGAGTTCAAATGACATTCTAGGTAAAGTGATGCCTGATTTATTTGCAAATTCTGGGTCTTGTTCAAGTCTGGCCAAAATCTTTTGAAATGGTGCGTATGAGATAGGCACCACCATACGCTGAATTGGAGTGCCTTGAAGATTCTGCCTTTCAATGGTCAACTGATTAAAATATGTACCAAAGAGAGCTACATATTTTCTGGTCGTTGAATTGTAAAAATAATTTGCGATTGCCATTTAAGAATCCTGTATCTCAATGACCTCACTGAAGGGATCGATTTCAGTAAAGTCAATGATTGAATCACCCTCTCTTTCATAGAAAAGGTTTCTTGCAATCGGATCGGTGTTGGCCAATCCAACGAGAGTCGATGCGTTGTTTGCCCCGACAGTAGTATATGTATCAGTAATAATGTCATCAAAATAAGCGTCAATATTGTCTCGGCCGGTTCTGAAGATCTGATTGCTGTATTCGATCAATTCACACACGATATCGAATACCTGTAAGGCACCGGTCTGATAGAATACACTTTCATGTTCGACGTTTTTGATTTCGAACATTTTACTATTCAATGGGAAGAATATGAGATCGCCTTCTCGAGGTCTTACAATGGTATTCTCTTCACGGGTAACATATTTTTCAAATGTCCGATTGGCCACACTCAGGGTCATTTGATCACGAATTTGAATACCAAACTTAGATAAGAAATCACCCTCACCTTCGAAACCTTCCACATTCTTGACGTAGGATTCAAATTCGAAAACCTGATCATAAATGGGTGTGTCGTCTTCGTTGAATACAGAATCCCGAGAGCCTATAGTTCTGCTGATATACAGAACATCGACTCCATACATTTTAATTGATTCGATTACTAGATCATCAATTAAATTCTGTTCATTGAAGTTATCATAGTTTCTGAAGAATACATTGGTGGCCATGATTTACCCAATAAAGTTATAGGTCAGGGGCTGTAGACTTGTGGTTGCTTCTTCTTCCATTCTTTGTCTATCTTCTCTCGCCTCTGCTAGAATTTGTTCTCCGTTAAAGGATACTCCACCCACAAGCTGCATGCCTGTGAATTTAGTAAGATTAAGCCCCCACTGTTCTCTCACAAGGGTTGCTGCATAATTTTGGAGCCATCGATCACCCCAAACATCTGGGAATGAATTGGGATCAATGATATCATAAGCTTCAATAACTACATAATCACCTACTACCAAATGATCTTGCTCTACATCGATGAACAGTCTATTTACGTGCTTATTATAACGAATTAATGGTCTACCCACCAGAATCTCTTGCAGAAATTCAAGGTGTTGCATTGTCATATAATAATGCTGAACATTATAGCCGGTAATGTCTTCCAAATTATTCAGTACAAATTGATATTGTACATTGAACATTCCAGCACCGGTAGATATTGACGATGATAGGTCGAACACCTTTGAAATACCAAGCAAACCCTGGGGCAAGGTAATGTATCCATTATCTTTATCTGCTTGTGTGATTTGATGTTTCAGGTAAACTAATTGGCTTCCATTATAATGGTAATCTCGCCAATAGGAAATTGCTTCATCAACTCGATCTTCTACCTGTTCTTCAGACACGTTAATTTCGATGACAGGAGCACCGAGCTTTCTCATCGTATAATCTATGAATTCTTGTCTTGAGGTAGGCTGTGGCATGTTTTCTTTTCTCTAATCGAAAATGTTTATCTCTATATTTATATGTCGTAGGTGTCTGCAATTTCTTCTGGTACTGGATACACTTTTCGTAAAACCGTTGGATCTGAGGTCACCTCATACCGATCTGGTGTATGCTCTTCCACACTTACAATCATATTCAAAAAAGTATCCTGAAATTGGTCGCGGACAAAATTTTCTTCAAAATCATTATGATCTTGAGTGTCCCAAAGTGTAATCAGTTGATAAAAGTTTTTTCCGTTAACATCCCCTTCATATGCTTTAACATGAATTTTAAGGGATCTAGTACCTATTTTATTTGCCATATCTATTAACCTAAACCTGTGGGGAGGAGCCAACACTTGCGTTAAGATCTATATCCACCGAATTGGACGTTGCCGTAAATGTACCGCCCACTGAATCTATAAGTCTTATTGTTAATTCAACATCACTTGCATCGACGGCTGTACTATTATTACCTAAATTAGGATTGGCCTTGGCCATCCATCCAAATTCCCGCGCACCGGGGGTAGTCGGAACACTATAGTAAGTATTTGTTGAAAATCCATCGTTAGTAGGCAAAGGTCCAAATGCCCCTCCCGAGTAACACGTTCCAATACAAGAATGTGAGGAAACATTATATTTAACATCAAGAGACGTAATATTACTTAAACCGGTGTAATCAACGTAATCAGTAATAATAATAGCCTGTGTTTGTGATCCACCTCTATGTGATTCAATTTTTATTCTGTTATTACTAGGCTCATGATCAATTTGAAAGGTTATATAAGCTTCAACAAAACCGGCAGATCCGGATTCGCTCTGAAAGCCGCCAGTAATAGAAAAAGAAGAGTCCATACTTGCGGTAGGCTGTGATGTATCGTTAATCGTGCAATTACCAGAGGTCCCATTTATTGATGTACTATTTGGTCCTGCAGTACCATACACAAACAATTTGAAGACTTCGGATCCTTCAGTTGTTGCATCGGCATACGGGTAAACAGTAACTGTCGCGGTATTGTTGTTTACCGTAACAGTACCAGATACAGTTGCACTATTAAAATCATCGGCAGCCAGCCCAGATCCAGTAAGTGGTGGTGCGGTGCCACTCGTGGTTTGGATCTGCCAAGTCAAAGAAGTGCCATTGGGAACATTAACACAAGTAATATCAAAATCACCAGATGATCCTTCGTCAATACTACTAGGACCAGAAACAGAGCTGATAGAAGGTGTTTGAGACGTATCGAATATCGTAACAGTATGAGAAGTTTCACTTACCGATGCGCCACCAGACGATGTGCCGGATACCGTAAATGTAAATGTCTCATCACCTTCTGTGGTAAAATCTTCATCAACAACAATTGTCATTGTACAAGAACCACCACTTATTGCTGAAGTGGTCCCTGAACTTGCTGAAAAGTCGGCCGCAGATGTACTACCATGATTGATTATCCAATTAAGGGTGTCTCCCTCATCGAATCCAGCGGTGGTAATCGTCCAAGTCCTCGAATTCAAATTTGTTTCATTAGCTTGAGTCGGTGTACTCGAAATACTAATAGATGGCTCTGTGGAGGTATCTGTGATAGTAATTGTGCCCGTAGTAGCACTTACAGAAACATTTACCGATCCATCATTCGGATGTGCTACAGTACCAGATGCTGTGAGAGTAAACGTTTCATCGCCTTCTGTGGTTTCATCCTGGTCTATATCAATTTGAAAAGATCCAGCATTATTATTAACTGTAAATGTTCCAAACTGCCCATTACCACCAAAATCACCCACGACCGTAGTGCCATGATTCACATCCCAATCGAGAGTGGTGCCGTTAGGAATATTCTCCGTTGTAACGTTATATGTAAAGTAGTTACCCGTTCCTGCCTCTGTAATAGTGGTGGGGCCTGTAACACTTACAATTCTTGGTGTTTTATCAACGATCGTAATTAAAATAGTCTGTGCGTTAATGCTAGGAGTAACCGGATCTGTTACAGTAACTCTAAACGTTTCACTACCTTCATTCGCAACAGTATCTGCTCTAATAGGAACATTAAAGTTTCCTGTGCCCGAACCAGACGAGGTGTTAACTGTCACTGTGCTGCTTGTAGTATCAAAATCTTGTGCAATTGTACTTACGTGCGAAACGGCCCAGTTGAATACTTTATTACCGTCTGGATAGTCGAGTGTATCTACGATAACATTAAGATTAGTCCCCTCTTCGACTGATGATGAAGAAACACTCAATCCATCGATTCTCGGTGAAGAAGCATCAACAATGTATTGAGATCCAGTCGTTTTAGAAACAGCTGTTGCACTGACTGTACCCGAAACAGTAATTGTATATTCTTCTGTTCCTTCATTTGTTGCGTCTGAAGCAATTGGAACATTAAACGAGCCACTATTTGAAGTAATCGTAACTGTACCGAAGCTTGTCGTAAAATCTGCCGATGTTGTGCCTATATGATTAACTGCCCAGTTAAGTGAAGTGCTATCAGGAATAGCAGAGGTTACAACATCAAAAGTTCTCGTGTTTCCTTCTACAGTTGACGTTGCACCTCCCTGGGGCGTAACACTAATAATAGTTGGTGTTGCCGGCGTCTGTGAGGTGTCATTGATCGTGATATATGATGATGTAACAGTAGATCCGGTACCTGAATATGTGACACGAACACGAAATTGTTCAAACCCTTCTGTCGTTAAATCAGCCGCGGCACCTACTGTAAATTGTGCAGAGTTACTTGTAACAGTTGTAGTACCAGAAGTAGCAGTACTAAAATCATTATTTGGAGTAATTGTTGCAGCAGGGTATGCATTACCTCCAACCACAACCTCCCAACTGATAGAGGTACCATCAGAAATATTAGATGTTGCTACGGTAAATGTAACAGAGTTGCCTTCATTGACCGTTGTGGTAGAAGGCGTTATTGAAGAAATAGCACCTGTATCCGGTGCGGGTGGTGACACGGGGCCACTACCACCGGTATAGTTATAATTATTACCGTAAGTTAAATGTAAACCAGAATGGGGTAATGGCATTATAATTCCTTACTTATTGTGTACAACATAATCATCGACGATATATGTGTCATTACCATCGGTGTCTGAATCTGGGCCTGTAACATCCAAAGAGTAAACAATACAAAGCCTTCTCTCTGACGTTACAGACGTTAGTTCTTCCTCATAATATTCTCCGGTATCAGAATTGTACTTTATAAGAATATCTCCAACCTCTAAGTTCGTAATACTTAAATTTGGATGCATAGATCGAGCTATTTCTCCATCAAATGCCTTCCAACCATCGGTGGTCAAAAATGGATGTGCTCCAGTTACAAAATTATCAGAGCCATTAAATCCATGAAGAGTTCCATGACCTTCGTGCTGTCTAAAATCTAAGATCCTATTTACAACACCATCCTGGCCCTTGACGTATCGGGGAATGGTTGTATCTGCATGATACGTTGTATAACCATCCTTTAGAGCTATCTTCTCTAGGAAATTACCGGATTCATCAACCATTGTAAGTAAAGAGGTTCCTATGAAACAAGTAGATTCAGCAGTAGCATATGCTGTAGCAGAGAATGTTGCAGCAAGAGCATCATGATAGCCAGATGCCCTTATATAAAATTCAAATGTTGGATTCTGAGTATCGCTATCAGTACCCACACCACCAACATCCGCACTGGCAGAAAAAGCAACATTCAATCCACCAGCATTTGCTGTGATATATCCCGTATCTGTACCACCACCAACCTGTTTTACTCTATATGCAGTAGGTGTAATACCAGTAGGGCCTCCCCATGCTACATTAGGATTCGTTGATGTGTTAAGTGTGCTCCCGGTCCCTGATGTATTATAGAAAGTAGCGGTTGTGACATTTGTGCCCGTTTCTCTATATACTCTTATATAAACTGGATGTGATTGCCCCGACGGCGTATTAATTACAAACTTACCACTTGCCACCGCGGATGCGAAGCCTCCGTTACCAACTGTTTCATCTGCTCTAATGTAAGCTACATCTCCGGTACTGGTTGTGGCTCCGGAGACACTAGAGCGACCATAAAATGTTCCAGCAGGATATGTTAATGCTTGGGAATCAAATGGAACAGCAGAACATCTAATCTTTGTAGAGTCAAGACAAATACCAGATACGTGCCAATATCTCCAATTACTCCAATCGGGTTCTGTGCTACGATCCCAATAAATATTCATTGCATTGGTTTCGGAAGAAGAAAATGTAAGATTTTTTAAGGAAGGGCTTGCGTCTTGAGACATTCTATCGATTAAAATGTGAGCAATAGCACCCTGTGTACCATTAATAAAATAAAATGTTGTGTCTTCGGCAAGCCAAGTTAGATGTTCTGGCTTGCGCCCCGTTGCTACTCCCCCATAGGAAAAACTTAAGGCTATGACACCATTAGTACCACCGCCTCCTGTAATAGTCAGAGAATTCGGCCAGGCCTCATTAGTTGATACGCCGTATGTACTATTGGTGGTATCGGTAATACTTTCCAGATATGGTGAGGTAAAATATCTACCTACGACTCTGGTGTTTGCTACTTTAATCTCGCTCACTGCACTATACCTTAATTATCGTAGCCAACTGCTGCCGCTCTCACGACAGTATTACTCCAGCACCACATAGAAATGTGCCAATATCTGTGATCAGACCAAGTTGGTTCAGTATCTTCAGCCCAGTTTACGTTAGCAGAAAAGGAAGGGGTGTAACCACTTGTATTTCTATCAAGCAGTAGAATAGAATTCCTACCTTGACCTTTATTACTTTCAGAAAAAGTTACGTTAGAAGTCATGGTAAGTGTCATCACCGGCTTTGTGAAATTTAATACGCTACTGACTGCCGTGACTGTAGGGTAAAATGATGTGTAATTACCAGATGCTCCGACAAGGTTTGTCAATACCCGCGAGTTATCTATGACTGTGGTTGAAGCTACTTTAATTGCCATCTTCGTCTCCTTGGACTATTAGCATTAATTTTATTTATTTTTAACTATAGGCTCGAGCCCAGGCATATGCCTGTATTTTAAATGTTACTAGATGAGTATCTGCATATCCGTCAGATCTTAGCCAAATTTGTATATCTCTCGTATCGACATCTTCCTGGATATCAGCACCACCTGTTATAGAAACACTTGCACCCACGGTCACCTCTTGGCTAGAACCGACCGTTGATAAATCTAACCATGATCCTGCATCACCATCCTGTACAAATTGAACTGCATTCGGTCTTACATTATTTGTGTATATTGTTTGTCCGGTAGAAGGAGTAAAAGGTAAAGTCTGTGGATCACCAGCCGGATTATACCATGCAGAGAAACCGGTATTTTGTCTACCACTAAGACCTTGAACTCTTACTTGAAATATATCACCAAACACATGAAAAACTTGTAAAGCAATACTAGAAGATGAAGAAACAACACCGCTGTCTTCAGCATCCTCTCTTACCTTTGCAGTCAATCCGGCTGCAGCCTGCCTTGCAAGAATACTTACACCCGAACCACTAGTAGGTATAGGATCAAGAGGTGCGGCTACTGGACCGGGGCTCATCACTCCTGCTAAAATTAAATGTGTATGATTTAAGCTCATTAATTAAATCCCCCCGTGCCCGTACCATCTCCAGCCTGGTATATACTTAAAGCGTCAGGTATGCTAACACCTGAGCCGGTAATAGGCATTGAACCAGTTGCAACAAAAGTCCCCTGATCACATACCATAGTAATTTTTAAATGTGGTGCGAAATTTGGATCAAGTGGGCTCGGAAAACCCGCGTAAGAATAACCCAGAGTACCTGGTATATTGTTATTGATATCGCGCGATCTACCTTGTCCTTGCCACAAGAGATAAACCCCCGCGGTGCTACCAAGTAGATTATAATCTACACCAGAATCGTGAATTCCAGTCGTTCGCAAGTCACCCGTTTGTAAAGTAGATGGGTCTGCTGGGGTGCAGTTAAATGTTAGGCTGTCACCGGTGGTAATGCCCTGAATTTCTACATTATATTGAATATCAAGAGCTGTAATGTTAGTGATACCAGAATAATTTACATATGTTGTTATATTCGTACTTTGGGGGATGGTGTCGGTACTTCGGCCCCCTGTCCATCTAATTGCAATTCGATTATCATTCGGTTCGTGCAAAAACCTAATTGCAACGAAAGCTGTGGGGGTGGTTCCAAATCCAGTATCTTCGATTTGTGTTAATCTATTAAGCCATTCATTCGGTACACTAATATTGGTAGACATTTCTGCCGTACCGCCACCACCACCACTCACATCACCGAAACCTCCTGCGGCCGCAGTAATTCTATCGGAAGATGCAGTAAATACCACTTGCCAATATTGGTAATCACTCCAAGTTGGTTCTTGTCCATTATCAGTAGTCCAAATAATTCCACCACTAACGTTTGCAAAACTTAATGTGTGAAGATCAGCCGACCTATTCAATAATAACATCGAAATTCTGGTATCGTCTGCTGATGTTGGTATATTTGTAGCGGTGAAGGTAAGATTTTCTGTCATGTCACAAGACATTACCGGAAAATCAAAATTGATTGTATTTGTAATTTGGGTTACAGTAGGCGAAAGATCAGAATAAACCCCATCAGCTCCAGTGATATTTTGCAGCCGACGATTATTATCTATTACAACATCTGTTCCTATTTCATGTGCCATAGATACTAAACCTTTTAATCATTCGCCTGCAAATTACATATCATTAAAAATTCATTAGATGCAAGAATACTATCTTCATTGTCATCCGATGCTATCTCTATTCTCATTCGAAGCTCAGTGTCCTCCAGAAGGGATCCAGCATCAGTCTCTTCGATACACCAGGTGCGATTTTCGGCTAATGAATACCATGGGCCAAGTTGGCCTAGGGTAGATGTATTATCTAAGCTAGTGCCCTGGGCAAAACCAAGAGTGCCATCGGGATGAGTGGAATTTTGAAGGATTGTTGCTCTGATATAATAAGTTTGTGTGGGAGTTACACTACACCAACGGCTTGGAGCTCCTGCTGTTTGAGTAAATATATTACCAGAAGACAATTCTCCTTCTACATTATTCATCTTAAGTTCGCCGTTAGATAGGAATGAAAATCCTGCTCTGGCTAAACCCGCGGATTCTGGATTAATACCAGTTGGTGCCGTTCGCAGCCCGTTGCCAAGATCAATTATTTCTGGAGCACCAGGACTAGTAGAACCACCTTCTTGGACGTCATAACCGGTTGCCGAGGCTCGAACAACTGTTCCACTCCAGCATACTAGTGCAACAGTCCAATATCTACGAGTAGCCCAATCTGGTTCAGCATCAGATTGCCACTGAAAGGTAGTAGATTCAAAATTAAATATCGGCGTGTATAAATCAGCACTAGTGTCTATATTTACGATTGTTGTTTTCCCAGCCCCAAGTGCAAAGAAAGTAAAAGTTCTGTTTGCTGAGAGGGTAACATTATTGAATGGATTATTGAAGTTGATTTGAGTACCGGTCAGATCAGTTACATTAGGCTGAAAATTATCGTACTTTCCATTAGCGCCTTGAATATCTACAAGGGCACGACCGTTACTGATTACTTCTATTTCACCGATTTCGATAGCCATCTTCGTCTCCTTGGACTATTAGCTTTTCTTTTATTTATAATCGAGTAATATCACTCTCAACACATTCTGTGCCGTATTGTATCTCTATTATCTTTACGTTTTCGTCTGTGTTGTTTTCAAGTCTATGCCAATAACCAAGGGGTATAGTGATTTCTTCGTGAGCGTCAAGTTGTTTCATTTTTAAATTCGATGGTTCATAGCCTGTATATACGGTTGCTGAACCTTCTATACACATCCAATATTCATGACGATGAAAATGTTTCTGAAGGCTTAATTTTCGGCCAGGGTAGACAGTTAGTTCCTTGACCTTTGTTTTACTGTCCACCTCATAGAGAACTCTGTAATGTCCCCATGCTCGTGGCCACTTCTCGTCTTTCCAATCACCCCAACTCGATAAAATCCAGCTTGAACTATTTGCCTTATCATTACCACCGACACCAAAATAAAATTCGATTGAACCAGAAATATTTAATGACTTCTCTGGTATATTAGTTGAGGTACGGTCTCCCCCGTTAGCAAAGATTAGGTGAGCTTTAGGGTATCGGTTTCTTACTTGACTAATTGCATCTTTTGCGCTATTATCAGAATCATCAAAAGTGATTACATCGTCTACACATTTTAAATTACTGACTATTGCTGATCTCTCTTCGATCGGCATGAATTCCTTTCCCTTCTTTCTTTGTAACCAAGAATCCGAATTCAAACCTACTATTAGCACATCACCCAAAAGTCTTGCATTATTTAAATATCGTATATGACCACTGTGAATTGGATCGAAACCACCAGTTGCTATTACCACTTTCTGAATTCTTTTCAATTCAGAAACTCCTCAATGTCGTCAAGATATTCTTCATCGTGATGCATCAAGTACTCCCAAACAAAATTAACACTCTTACCAGGGTCTTGAGGTTTGAGATGTTCACAAGATTCAACTAGACTCGGGTGTATCCACCAGTCTTCATAGGGGCTTCTAGGTCCAAGTCCAGCATCAGGTACAAGTAGAACATAGCCTTTTTCAGACAGGTATTTACGACTGAACTCTCTTATATCTGGCCTTGTTTTTCTTACCTCTGGGTCTAATTTTATCCACCTATAATGGTCATGCTCAATGGTAATCACACCAAATTTGTATTGATCAAATGGTATTTTAAGAAGGGTGTCGTATGTTGCGTCATCAACATCAATCTGAAGATAATCAATTTGGTCATCTAAACAAAACTGTTTGAATAAAACTGAATAATCTATTCCGGTACTGTCAGCACATAAAACAGAGTTTTTTCTCTCTTCACTGAATTCCCTAGCAAAAGTCTGATTATTGTCAAGGGAGATACCTCGCCACCCAAATTTTTCTTCTAGCAAAGCAGTATTATTACCTACATGAGGGTGACCACTACCCAGCTCTACATAAGATCCATTTTTCTTACCATTTAATACTGTTAATACGAATAGATCTTGTAAAGAGGAAGAATAGTTTCTTTCTACATTTTCTAAGCCAGGAAATTTAAATCGAGCTCTTTTAAAATCTTGTTTCTTATAATACAAGAATTCGGGAACACCTATTTCGCGCATTTGTAATTCAAGTGCCTTATGAGCGTAGAAGGGTCCTTTTTTCATGCGATATCTAAAATTAAATAGCATTTCCTTGGCAGGTTGACCACCCTTCCATTTCCAATCAGAGTAGGCCTTATAGTAATAGAACACCCATCTACCAGGATAGCCTATATCCGTGATAGGATCATCCGATGGTGTTGAAACCTTGAGGCCTATCTCAGCAAAGATACCCATATTTCTCCAATCACCAAATTCTTCATATATCTTACACATCAACCAATATGCTTCTGGCCGGGATGGATCTAACATGACTGCGTGTTGCAGTGATGCCAAAACACTGTTTTTTCGATCTCCTTGTCTATGATAACATTCGGACATATAGACCATACAACGATACTGTAAATCTACATTATTTTCTTCAATATCTGCTGCTCTTAGATAAAGAGAAATTGCCATTGCTCCTTGTTCTAGCCGATCATATTCCCTGGCAAGATGATACATTTTTGTGGTGTTTTTGGGATCGAATCCTAATTCTGTTACCAAATCACGAAGACGTTGTTCACTCATATTATTATCCCTTCACCAAAAAATCAAAAAAGTCTTGGACATTCATTTTTAAAATGTAAACCCCATTATCTTGAAAGCCATAGGAAATCAGAGCATGATCACCATGGAAACACAACCCTGTGGCAAATTCAATACAGTATTCCAAGCCTCTCGAATGATCTTTTTGAGTACCATGAAATGTAAAACTATCGGTGTGGTGAATCACATTCCAATCATCATCCCATACAATACACCTATGCATGTAATGACCGTCTTTTCTACCATGAACATCTTTGGTCAAATCTACCTCGTGTGTGATTGCCATTCTCTTATCTGGGGCAATTTGAACCACCTGTGTTCCACCCCTCACATCACGCCAAATAGGATATCTTTTGTTTGGATCATGTACAACCTGCTTGGTCTCACGGTTATTAATATCATATTCAACAACCTCTGTGGGGTTGGTCCATTTGACGAAATGCCAAGGTTTGTCTAGTACTGGCATCCAATTCTTTTCACAATATGAAAGATCGGGTGGTGGAGCAGGAATTGGATATCGGCCCAACTCTTGCCATATACCATCGACAAAATCAATCTCACACAATTCCATTCTTCCAGTGCCCTTATCGTCATAGCAGTCTCGACGAACACCGCATAGGAACAATCTATCTTCCCATTCAAAAAGACGAGCATCTTCCAAGCCTATAAAATTCCAAGTAGGTTTGGTATCGTAATTCATTTTTAATTTACAGACCTCCATTAGATTGAGGTCTTCGTCTAGTTCACAAATGATATTATTTGTACCTAGACTGATATCATTTTCTGGATGGATATATTGCAGTGGGCCCCAAACGTGAGGAAATTTGTGGCCTTCACTGTGGTGAAGTGTATAATTTACATGGCGAATGTTCATGAGAATTTTTCCGTTTCTATTGAAAATAGACGGATTCATAATTCCCGATTCACCAGTTAGTTCTTTAGGTAGGATAATTGGATGAATTGATGCACCCCTTTGAAGGGCGTAATAAACTAATCCATGCTTTCGCAAGTCATACATAGCAACTCCATAATAAAATATATTATATTATATCACGGCCAACCGTGAAAGTCAACCGTTATAACCAAGGTATGGCTTTTTCTTCCCTTGTGTTATTCAATCTCTTAATCAAGATTTTATTTATCATGTCAGTATCCGACTCTGTATGCCAAGACTGAGCCCACTCTATTAGCATCCCGGGTGTCAGTGAAGCATATTCAACAAAATCTGCCTGCAAAGTTTCTGCCGCACTTACACTTGTTGTACTCAGATATGAGGACTTATCGCCGTCTTCGGTTGTTAGAGTTTTTCTCCAAACAATCTGACAGACGGCGTCTTGCAATACAACATCTTCCGAGTTGGTTACGTCTTCAGTATAGAGCTCGAGGATCTCCCACGAATAGGTCATGAGTTTACTCCGTATTACTCAGGTGCGGGCTCTGAAGGGCTGTCATCTTCCACCGGATCTGCTTCTGCACCTGGTGTTGGTGTTGTATTCGCTTCAGGTGCCCAGGGTAAAGTAGCGTCCTTGATTGCTCTGCGATCGATTTCTTTGCGCATCTGCTCTTCGATATGTGCTGAATAAGTTGGTTCACTAGCAATGTAATCTTTAATCCATTGAAGCACAGTTTCTTCCGTCAATTCAGAGAAAGATACGAAAGATCCTGCAACCACATTCTCAGCAGTGAAAGGAGTTGCACCAGAATGGATGGCCGTGTCGCCATTTTCATCTGTGCCTTCCATTTCCCAATAGGTTTGGACAACTGCATCAGCAAGAGTTATTCCATCACTGTTTACCTGATCGCGCGTCTTAAGACCAGTTACCTTATATGTATAGGTTAATGCCATTATTTGTTCTCCGTAAAAATTAATTTATGAAATCTATTTATTAGTCTTCGGTTGCCCCGGCAAAATAGTCAAGAGACTTCAAATGAGAATATGCCTGAACAACATGGCTATCGGGTGAATCCATATCTAGCATAAAGACACATCTGTGGTCTAATCCTTCCGTTCCGATGTGCAGATCTGCTTCCATATCAGTAGGGTTTACTCCTGCAAAACCGACAGGTTTCTTTCCTTCCTCTCTAGCAGTCTTATCAGTCCAGATTGTAACTGATATAGTTGCCACATATCCTGACTTCCAATAAACCTCCGGGCCTTCTTGTATACCCCCATTGGTAAGGCCGGTGGGGTCAGACTCATCCGGTGGTGGTAATATGTCTTGCATTCTCTTTTGAACCTTAACATCGGTTACCACAAAATACGCATTGGGTGCACTAAGACCTGTGCCGGGAATTTCATATGATTGAATTAAAGCCATTATAGGTTCTCCATTTTTTGCATCATATTATATACCATTTCTTCGAGTTTGTCAATCTTTTCTTGTTGGCTATTTATAATCTCTTGTTGATCCTTATGAGCTTCGACAAGTAGACCGACCATCTTAGGATAGTCAAGTGCATACTCATCAATTTCTTCTGCGTATGATACAACCTCAGGTACAATTTCTTCTACTTCTTGAGCAATCATACCTAACTGACGGCCCTTATAGAGGTCATCGCGGTCATCAACTAAATCTTCAATTCTTTCGTAGTATACACCACGTAATTGTAATACTTTATCAAGAGCATTATCAATAGTAACAATATTCTTTTTCTTACGTCTGTCTGAGTAAGCAACAACGTTACCGTTACAATAGAGTGAACCATTAATACGTACACGATACCCGGAAACTGTTGAAGATGAAGCAAAGCCTGTACAGTTCCTAGCGCGGTTATGATAGTATACCCAACGTCCTAGATCCTGAATATAGTAACCACCACTCGAACTACCATCAAACATTATGTGAGGTCTATATGTTGAATCAGAGAATGCAAGACCTCTCCAACCACTTCTGCTTCCTAAGAAGTTCCAAGAACCATAAGATGTCTGTCGGTTAGGATAGATGTGAGCACCATTACCGTCAGAGTCGCTGGTGTACATACCACTATCTCGGTTTGTGTACATCCATGTATATTTGTAAGTATAACTAGAGCCACCATTAATCTGGAATCTTAGAGCACTACTGTTATAGTCATTAAAGAATCTAATACCTTGGTAGCTTGGGTTAGCTGCCATAGATATACCAGTGTGATACTGGAGTACTAAGTCAGGAAATGGGCTACCCCAACCACCCGATTCTTGGAAGCCGAATGAGTATGGTGAACTAGCTCTTGTAATACCAGAGTTTCCACCAGCGTATGGTGAGTTAATTCTGTTTGGAGTAAGCTGATTTACTCGAGTCGTACCTGCAAAATCACCATAGTAACTCGAGCCACCATCAATATCGTAGTAAATCCGACCATATACTCTGTTATAGAAGTAAGCGATCGCATTACCATTTTCTCTACCCATATATGCTACATTGGTAGCACTGCCGACAGTATTATCCATGATTCGTAGATAGCTGTTTGTATTATTGCTATTCGAATCAAGCCGCATAGTAATATCATTGTAAGAGTTAATCGATATACTATCAGCAAAGTTATTAGATGAGTTAGTAGATGCAATACCGTGATAGTTATAGCTATTCCAAGCACTGCTTCCGTTGTTCATCGAAATATAGGATATTCTGCGCAGTGCGGAACCTCTGGTACCGTAACCTTCCGCATAACCTCTATTCGTATTTGAACTAAAATAGCTCGTATTGGTAATTGTTACATTAGACCTAGAAGTACCGCCACCATTCCAATACCAACCATCACCGTTGTCACGATCATAGATGATATTTGCTCGGAATGTTCCAGCATAGGCATTACCATAAAGTTCTGTAGTACCAGAAACTGTTCGAACTGCCCAGCCTCCACCGCTGTGTAAAAGACCGAAGCCGGAACCATCGTAGTATACGTAACCACGACGACCTGTACCACTGCCCTGTGAACTATTATAACGATCGTAGAAAATAAGGCCACCAACATCACTTCTACCATCGATATGCCAATACACGTTGCCCGGGCTATAGAAGTGTCTGCCATTTGCCTGGCTATATAAGCCGCGACCTGAGGTTCTATTTCTCCACCAGCCGTAGTTATACCCTTCGTTAATGTCAATAACATTCATTCTTGACGTTGTGTCGAAGTCACCATAATAGCCGGTATTAGTTGTATTAGTAAATCTAGGTGCGTAAATCGTGCCGGCAGCAGAGCCATCGTTGACACCACCTACTACAATATTTCTCCACGATCTCCAGCTTGGCCAAGAGGAACGGAATCTCAATCCTTCAATGGGACCACCAACCATCTGCCAGCCATAACCAGATGTATTACTATTTCTATAGTGGAAGGCCTGAGCACCAACCCAGTGAGATGTACCCGAAGGTTGGTTAGGTGGATTACTCCAAGAATCAATAAAGCCAGAACCCCATGTTGCAACCTGGTTCATGTCGATACGACCCCAACCAAAGGCACCTGTCCAATAGTCGGTATTACTAGTTTGTCTCGGTCTTGCTCTGTAATAATAACCTGAATTTCTTGTATGCCCAGGCATGCCCATCATAGCCGATGTACGGTTATTCACACCATTAATATTCGAATCATTGAGACCTTCAGGGTTCAAGTAATAACCAGTGTTAGTCCAATCCGTATAGATAGTAGATGCCGTACCACCCGGATGAATTACACGAGAAGTACCCCAGCCAATATTTCGACCAATGTGAATGTTTGCCGTATCATAATACAAAAGGGATTCAACAGATCGACCTGAGTCATGAAGTGCAAATTCCCAGTATTCAGAACAGTTGGCCAAGATTCCAGCACGAATATCACCTGCCCAACTTCCACCGTCTCCAGTAAATCTATAGTTACGATCTGTTCGACCAATATTCAGAGCACCTGGCTGTAAATTACCGGTTGCATAGTTAGAGTTAGAAATCTCACCATAGACATACATCGCAAGGTCTTCATTTCCATCCCAGAAGTAACCGGTTGAATTTCTACTTCTAATTCGATTTACGTCGACCTGATTCATTATCGATGTAGAAGCAAAGTCACCATAGTAATTGGATGGATCATTACGATCTCTGAATCTTGTAGCGTCAATGTAGTTATTAATCAGAGTATTACCATCGCCTCTGATAATCATATTCCATTGACCATCGAGGCCGCCATCCATGAAGCGAATATCTTCACCACCCGAGGTAGCAATTCTTAAGTGGCCGTCGTTCGAGTCTCGTACCTGAATATAACCACGAAGGTTGTTCGTACCTGGTGCACGTAAGTTGATCTGTGCGCCGAACTCCATATTCAATGTGCCACGCATATTCATGGCATTAATTTGCGAGGTACTGGCTGGATCCATTCTATAGAAATCATTATCGCTATCTGCAAACCATGGAGCCTTGATTCCAGCACCAGTAAGGAATTCTACACCTGATGTAGCAATCTGTGTCCAAGGTGTCCAGTTCTGACAGCAATCTCTAAGAGATCTTACTAATAGAGGTGTTCTGTTCGTATTAATCCAGTCGGCTGCAATTTCAAATGCCTTTCCATTATTATTGAAAGACGCTGTAATGTCGTAAGTAAATGGATTGCCGGAACCTCCACTATAAGAAGAGTAAATTCCTAGACCTGTACCAACTACCTGACTTCTTCCACTGGGGTATGCGATGCCGCTGTGATCAAAGAAAAGTTGTCCGTATTGTGGACTCGGGAAAGACTTAATTTCATTAACATTAAGTCGATTGATTTGTGAAGTGCTAGCAGGGTCAACGTACCGACTACTAGGAGACGAAGTGTCTTCGAATCTATTAGCTCTTACATTACCATTTACATAAGTGTTTCCATCTACATGAAGCTTAAATCCTGAAGCGGCCGTGGAACCGGAACCACCAATTCTAAGATCACCGTTACTTTCCCATACTGAATGTGTTGCGTTGCCTCCAGTACCAAAGTAAATATTACTTCCGTCATAGTAATTAATGTAGGTATTGTAACCGGATCCAGAATCAAGGTGTAAATTACCGTTTGTAGTAGCAACAGAAGCAGTACCACTATTGATATAGCCGTTTCGGCCGTCGCCACCAACCGTTAAGTAAGCGCCCCAAGTAGCATTCGGCCCGTAGTAGGTTTGACCTCTGAAACGAGCAGATTGGGTTATGTTAGCAGGTTCAACATAATATCCAGTCGCATCACGATCTCTGAATCGATATGCATCAACATTATCGGCAGTAATATCATCTGCAAGAATGTCATTTGCTACGATGTTATCGACGAGTAAATTAGACTCAACATTACGCCGTTTAAGCATAATGCCACCGATCTGTCTAAGAGCACCACCGGAATTGTAGTTGATTAGAATTCGAATTCTTACCCAGTGTACACCACCACCGTCTGATCCATTGTATGGTGTGTGGCTGGTTGGAAGAGTTGTATGAGCTCTTTGTGTCTGCCAAGTAGTGTTCGTATAAATGCTACCACCAGCTACGAAGTATGTAGTACCTGTATTGCCTGCGATCGGTCTCTTATCTTTATCGAATCTTTCGATACCGTAGTATAGTCTACCACCAGATCCAGAAACGACTCTATGAGAAATTTCACCGTACAGATCTTCACCTGGCACAACTGGAATATAATCAGAATAGAATGTACGGTAATTAGATGTTTGGAGAACATAAGAACCGGCAAATGGTCCGTCACCTTTAACATATTCAGATGTCGTACCAGTTAAATTGTTTTCAGCTCCCCTCAAAACTCGAGTAACACGAGCCTCAAAATATGGTGTCATATCAAAGAGTACAAGATCCGCACCACCAGAACCATATGCTGGGTTCAACGATATATCTTCATTGCCACCATTTAGTAAAAAGTCTGGAGCACTAACATTACCTGTAAAGTGAGCACGTCCATCATCCAGATCAATAGAAGCTCTGAGATTACCATTACCAATAAAGACGATTTCATTCGGGTTTGAGGTACTGAAATATGAACGATATGGGTTGTTGTTTCCAGCCCAGAAAATACCCCAATCAGTTGCTGTCTGCCAAATCCAATGAGAATAATCTTGAGCACGATTGAAAATGTTATTGTTACCATCACCAGAGGTTTGGAATCCAACTCTTTCTATGATACCACCGACTCTCAATGCCTGATTTGTATTTCCTCTATCAAGATCCAGATAATAGGAGGTAGTAGATGGTGGATAGTAAATTGGAGCTCGCATTTGATTTGTTGCGAGAGCATAACCGTTTTCAATTGAGAATTGTGAACCGCCTGCATAATATAATATTGAACCGGCACCACGATACCATTGCTGTTGCCATTGATTATCAATGTCGTTATAGATGCCGTTTCGAGCGCCATCACCAGGTGTCATCCATACGAATTGACCTAGAAGAGATAGACCTCTCCAACCGTTTTTACCACCACCATTAATCTGAAGTGATCCATAATCACCACCAACATAGTCGATATAAATGCTTGTGTCATTATCGTACGCGGGATAAATTCGATTTGTTCTCAGTGTATTAACTCGAGAAGTACCCGAAGGATCTACGAACCATGTAGTAGGCGATGTCGTGTCTCTAAAGATTGGTGATCGAATCTCATTATTAGCAAGGAAATAACCGTTTGCAGTTTCTGCTTGTACAACACCAGCATAGCGGAGATCGACATTAGAACCAAGATTAAATCTTGCCATCCATTGGTTATTAACATCGTCGTAAATACCAGAAGCCGATGCATTGTTGTGCATAAAGACAACACGGCCACCGATTGAGAATCCTTCGTAACCACCTCTAGCACCACCATCAACCATGAATGAACCATAGTTTCCAGTGGGTTCTCTAAGCTGTACAGCATTACCATCAAGGGTAATAGTATTCAGTCTTGAGTCACCGTCTGGATTGACGTACCAAGAAGAGCTTGTCCAGTCATAGAAAATAGGAGCACGGAATGAACCCGAGGCAACAACATAGGTGCCGTCTCTTGGTCCTTTCATTGCCCATGAACCAATGGCAGAACCATTGTGGCCCCATAGACCCCATTCACCGTTATTGATCTGACTTAAGCCCGTCCATGTATTTCCATCACCACCAACAATACTTGTAGCTCCACCTCTATAACCAAGAGACATGCCGTAAGCAGACATTGAACCTGTCGTGCTGTTATGCTCTGCAAAGAAGATCCTTGAAGAACCTTCCCCACTTCCGTCAGTATTACCTTCAATTGAAAGGTAACGGCCTTTGGTATTTGTTCCATTTCCTGGTATACCGAAATTGATACCGTTCATCCGCGAGAATGTATGAGGGTCTACCCAATAATCGGTATCATTACTATCGTAGTATCGAGCAAACGATGCAGTCTCATTACCACCATAACCAGCAATATTACCATCGAAACTTACTGGTTGGTTAAAGTAGAATGCTGGCCTATCTGTTTGGAAGTGAAGATAACTAGCGTTCATTGAACCAAAATCGAGGTAGCCGGTTGGAGTCTGTAATCTCCAAGCATTAGATACATTGGGTTCAAATGAAAAGTTATTGTTGTCTATATCCCAGAATTTTGTACCATAGATATTTCCAGCACCAAACGCCTCATAACCATTACCGGGATTGTTTCTGACAACAATGCGGCCAGACGATTCGATAGCCATTTGTGAAGCAACAACACCGCCCCAGTGCCAAGAAATGCGAGGTGGAGTAGCAGTACCGTTACCAGTATAGTTAGATTCACGAAGTTCAATAGCAGCAGTCGAATAAGATGTACCAGTATCTGTAGCTGCAAACTCAAAATTACCAGCGAGGATACCACCACCACCTGGCTCTATCCAGCGGCTTGTTGCGTTTGTATCATAATAACGATTGAAATACGCATCTCCACCAGAATAAACAGCCTTATTATTTCGAACACGCAAGTAGGTAGCATCGGTCATATACCAACCACCGCCCCACCCAAATCCTAGTTCTTCATCTCTTAAGAATGACGCAGTTCCTCTACCGAAGATAATACCGTCATTAGCACCATTGAGGTAGATAGATCCATTGACGTGCAGTTTAGCAGGATTGATTGCTGCAGTAAGAGGTGTATTGTCACCTCCGTCTGTATACGTTGGGCTACTACCCCCGACAACAAGATTACCATTATCATTGATAGTAAATATAGTAGATCCTGCTTGTGTCCAGTATGATTGCGATGTACCGGCTAGCATCAACCAATAGAGATTACCACTACTGTCACCACTTAAATTTGTACCTTGATTTCCATCATGGTAAAAATGAATGTATCTATTGCCGGCATTGAAAGGATTTGTGTTAGGATCAATTCTATTGAGATACATCAATGAATAACCACCAGCGTAATTACCACTGATTCCTACAGTTGTATTTTGTCCCGAAGCATATGAACCATGATTCATTAACGAGATGCCACCGTTACCCGTGTTGTCATCCCATCTTGCAGCATCGGAGACATTACCGATTAACACCTTACCATTCAATGTGGCAGATGTGCTTGTATCAGCAGGATCGAGGTAGTAACTGTTATTATCGCTATCAATAAATTTAGGTGCGTATACATCAACAGTAAAGTCTGCTGAGTCAGTATCAATACCTAATCTCTTCGTGCCACCGGCCCAAACACCCCAACTATCTGCTGCATCGAATCCCATGTAGGTATTGGTATCACCTCGATGGCGAATATAATCATCGATATCGATACGATTCATTTGAGATGTTGAGGCAAAGTCACCATAATATGCTGGAGTGGCTAAATCGTAAAAGATAGGGGATCTAACTTCACCCGGTGCCTCTACTCTGTTATTGTAAACAACTAACTCTTCGTTACCTCCAGCCGAGAATCCAATCTGATCGGCTCCCTTTCGATACATGCCGGTATTGGTATCACTGCCGAATGAATAGGCCGGGCCTGCTGCGGATCCGTTTCCTGTTCTTACAAGACCAGCAACATTCAAAGAAACGCCCGTTTCGGCTGGATTCAAGAAGTAAGCAGAATTGTCATTATCGTAGAATGTTCTGAAATAGGCATCTTCACCATAAAGGTCGACGTAATATTCTGCTGCAGTAGATTGCGCGATGAAAATTGTCGTTCCACCTGCATCCATTTGCAGAGTATCATTCATTAAGAATCCAATCTTGGTATCAGAATCACCATTATGTACGATGTAGTCATCGATGCCAACTGTCTTCATCACGGATGTGGCATTTGGGTCTGCGTAATAATTATTATCGTCTGAATCGATGAATTTAGATGCGTATACGTCACCGTCAAAGATGCCGTCACCACCAGAGATAATGTTACCGTCTACTTTGAGATCGGTGGTTACTGTTACCTGACTATTATTGGCAATAAATCTTGTGAAACCATCAGTCTGTATATTGATCGTATCAGTTGCAGGGAAGCCTATGCGAGTATCTTCGTTACCAATATGTTGCAACCAGTCATCAACATTAACCGTTGATAGAATAGAAGTGCTGTTTGGATCAACATAATAACTGTTATTATCCAAATCAACGAATCTTGGAGCATAGAAATAAACCGAAGATTCAATCTGACTATTACTAATATAAAGTCTTTGTGCATTACCCGTAGCAAATCTGATTTGATCTGGGCCAACAAAACCGAAATATGTATCAGCATCACCATTATGAGAAATATAATCATCGATGCTGATATCATTCATCACCGATGTGCCAGCAAAGTTACCGAAATATGAATCATTATCTGTATCGTAGTAAATCGGCGATCTCATCGAGGTGAGACCTATTACTGTATTTGCAGTTGCTGTATTAGTAACGTCGAGATTGCCGAATATATCTACACCAGCATTATCTACTTGTAATCTTGTGCTACCACCCGTATCAATTTGAACAACGTCAGTGGTAAAAAGAATTCGAGTATCTGTATCATTATTATGAATGATTGCATCATTGACTACAAGATTAGGGACATATGTGTCGAGTGAAGCCAATACTCTTGAATTATTAACATCGAATCGAACGTTACCACCAGTTTCTAATTTGATGTGATCGGTTTCGAATCGTAGTCTGGTATCTGTATCACCGTTATGGAAAAGATTATCATCTAACCCTAGGCCACTAAAAATCGAATTACTTGCCGGATCAGCATAGTAAGCATTATCGTCAGCATCTACAAATCGTTGACCTATAACATCTGTACCGGCTGTTACAGTGGTTGCAGCAGAGATAGAACCAGCAGTAGCAGTAATATTTCCAGTGGTTGCAGTAATATTATTTTGAGCAGTAACATCACCATCTGCTAGTACATCTCTGCCTGCTTCAACATCGCGTTCTACTTCAAGATCACCATTGGCATCTGATTTAACGGCCCAGTTATAGCCAGAATTGAGGAAACCAATCTCGCCGTTATTTGTGTAGATTGTTCTTGCCTGACCAGAACCGTTCATATCGATTCGAGCAGGGCCGTTACCATCTCCAACCGTCAATCCACCTAGGATTGTAATATTGCCATTTGCGGTATCGTCGACGTCTGATCTTAAGAATTGATATCCATGCAAGCCATCGACGGTGTCTGCATCAAATCCATTGCCCGGGCCCTCATCAGCAGTGGTGATGATACGACCAAGATCTGTTCCAGCAGAAATTAGTTTGAAATAATCATTCGTTTCATCCCAAACAAACGAAGAATTTGCTTGACCACCTCTACGGATTTCCATTCCAGCATCTTCGGTCGGGTTTCCGGTTGTGAAGTCCGAGTTAAGAGTGAAGATGTTATCTGCAACAAGTAATTGTTCCGTGTTAATGAAGGTTGTATTACCACTGACTGTGAGGTCGCCTGTAATGATGTAACTACCATTCATTGTGTCAGATTCATCTGACCGAACAAATTGTGTGGAGTCTAATTGATCAAGAGTAGCAGCGTCAAATGAACCACCTTGACTTGCCTGATCTAATACCGTGATAATTCTGTTACCATCGATAGTAGTGGTATTCAACCCAGAGAAATCATTTCCCGTGGAAGTTATTGCAAGACGACTTGATCCAGCATATTGAATATCAATGCCAGATGTGTTATTATAAAAAATTATTCTATTGTTATTGCCCGGATTGGTAATGCGATAAGAACCACCTATCACATTTTGAATAGAGAGTGAATCTATATCACCAGTAAATTTAGCAATATTTGCTGTTGGGGTAAAGCCACCGGCACCAGTGTTTTCGACCTCAAGTGATATCGTAGATGCAGTGGCGTTTTCAATTGTTACAGCACCGGCAAGATTACTTGTTCCGGTAACCTGTAATTCATCTACACCGTTATCGGTAGTCGATCCAATGATCGCTTTTTGTGGAGTCAATAGGCCATTTTTGGCTATAAACTTTTTATCATTTGCCATTCGGTTCACTCTCCCCAGATAGGCGTTTAATTTTTTACTAATCTATTTATTTTAATCTTTAATCAGCGTGGTCACTACCTTGAATGTTGTTGAAGATGTACTAGCAGGAGTAACATTGATTCTTACATTGCCACTACCGATCGATACATCATATAATGCAAGATCGAAGCCAGTAGCTATTGAACCAAATTCCGTGGCAGATGCAGTACTTCCATCGTGAACAATAAGCAATTTAGTTATATGTCTATTTATTCCTTGTGTTGCTGTGATTACAACCTCAGCACTATTATAAGTCGTGGCGTTGAATGAAGAAAGAACCACTTGACTGGTACTTGTTGTCGTTAGTGATTCCGTTGTAAATCGAGCATGATCTTGCTCTATACTTGCATTTACAATCAAATCACCAGTCATCGTGTCGCCGGTGACATTTACATATCGTGCGTCTAGTTCAGCCTCAGTTAAGAAATCAAGAGTTCTTGTGGTGTGTGCAGTGACATGACCAAACTGATCAAAATCAACACTAGAAATAATATCTTTACCAGAGGTTGATACATTAATAACACTGGAGGTATCAGCGTGACCAATAATCGGTATACCACCCTCTCCAGTCGTTCCAGTAATAATGATACCTACCGTATTCGAAACAGATTCGACATAATCACCGGTAGTGTCTGTACCGAGTGCTACTGAATCAGGCTGTACAGTAGTGACAATATTAATTGTACCATTCTGTAAATTTGTAAGTGTCGTGTTGCCAGAACCAGCGATATCACCAGACAAAGCGACGGTGATATTGGGATCTCTATCAATGATTCCTGCCGTGAGTGTTCCAGTAATGTCGACGTTTGCGGTGACAGTCAAATCGCCCGTCATTGTATCGCCGGCCTTGAATACAAACCGTTGATCAGATTCGGTTTCAGTATAGTATCGGGTATCTAATTGGCCGTTGTTTAATTCCGTCTCGGTGTAATAACGACTATCTAGCTGTCCGGTATTTAATTCTGCTTCTGTATAGTATCGACCATCAAGAGCACCAGCATTTAATTCTACTTCGGTGTAATATCTGAAATCCAATGTACCAGAATTTAATTCAGTTTCAGTATAATAACGATTATCTAATTGACCACCATCTAACTGATTGATGGTATAATATCTGGTATCGAGGTCGAATGAACTGATCGTCTGAACGTGACCGAATGTATCAAAGGTGATGTTTCTTAAAACATTTCCATCAGCATTGTTCGTATCTGTGACTGAGGATGTATCAGCATGAGCAATATCAATCGAAAGATCAGTGTATTGGTTAAGTGTGAATACGCCACTACCAGTAAGACCAGTATTTGCCTCAATGGAAATTGTACCATTTCCAACATTGTTTGCCGCAATTGCTGTGATATCTGCTGCATGAAGACCATCAAGAGTATCTGCATCAAGACCTGTAAATTGATCTATCAGAGTATTGAACAGCGTGCCGTTTGTCAAATAAACTTGAAGGGTATTATTCGCAACCAACCAATCGACATTCTGTACTGTGGTTCCAGAAGGGGAAGAAACATCAGTCGCACTGGTAATTCGACCGTCTTCATCAACCGTGAAAATTGGTACCCTTATTGCCGAACCGTATGTTCCAGCAGTAACACCAGTATTTGCTAATTCGGTGGGAATTGCCACAATACCTGTGTTTGATGTCACGCTTCCTGTCACCTTTCCGGTTAACGTGACAGTTAAATCTTCTTCTAATCGATCAAGCTTTGCACCATCTAATGCAACGTCTCTGCCATCAACCGTACCATTGACGATGATATCACCAGTAACGGTAATTTCGTCGAATTGATCAATCGCATTCTTGAAAACCGAACCGTCACCGGTCTGAATCGATAGGGTACTGTTTGCACTATACCACTCAACTGCATCAACCCCAGCAACGGCTGTATTCGACATTGCTGTAATTCGGCCGTCTTCATCAACTGTGACGATAGGTATTTGTGAAGATGTACCATAGGTTCCTGATACAACACCAGTATTTGCAAGTTCGGTAACGATATCAATGACATTATTATTTGATACCGCAGATCCTGTGACTTTACCAGAGATATTGAGTGTAGTGGTTGCGGCAGCCAGACCATCTAATACAATACCATCTGCTGCAATGTCTCTACCGTCAATTGTTCCAGTAACGTGAATATTGTTTGCGCTGATATCACCTTCAACATCGAGTGTATCGAAGCCTAGATTGGTGATATTGACCGAATTGGCTGTAAGATCTTCTACCGTAATATCTTTGAATTGATTCAGGTAGATGTTGTAGATCGAACCATCACCCGTAGTCAACACTAACTGGTTATTCGAAGAATCCCATGTAAAATTGTCAACCCCCGCTACAGCGGTATTACCCGCGGAGGTGATACGACCATCTTCATCTATTGTAATGACAGGGATCTGTGAAGGTGTTCCATAAGTACCGGGTACCACACCAGTATTTGCTAATTCTGTGGTAAGGGTCATCACCCCGGTATTAGAGAATGCAGTACCCGTAACTTTACCGTTTAAGGTCAAGTCAAGTGTTGCAGGGGGTACATTAAAGAAGTTATTATAGTCTAGGTAGTATGTGCCTTCTTGGCCATCGAGTGTGTCGGAATCTAAACCGTTTCCAGCACCCTCATCTCCAGTAGTAAGAATTCTGCCAGTGATACCACCAGAAGCAATTTCCCAGTAATCACCAGTTTCATTCCATTGAAGTGTTACTGTATTTGATGTTCCTCTTTCAACTTCGAGACCAGCATTTTGAGTCGGACTGCCTGTGTGATTAGCATTAAGAGTGATAATGTTATCAGAAAGATTAATAGTTTCTGTATTGACATATGTCGTATTTCCTGATACAGTAAGATCACCAGTAATAACTAGACTACCCTGTAAGGTATCGTCTTGGTCTGAACGGAGGAATTGAGTAGAATCTAAACCATCAAGTAAATCTGCATCTAGTCCAGAGTTGGCACCATCGACAGTTTTGATCAGCGCCAAGATATCATTAGGATCAGCGCTGAACTCTACGATGCTTTCTGTATTTGCAACAGCATCGTATTTCTTAATATAAATTTTGCCGTCAGCAGTATTAAGTGCGATCTCACCCAATTCAAGTTGTGCAGTAGTCGGTGCACGGCCGGGGACAGCACTTCTGCGAAGCCTAATTAATGTCGACATATAAATGCCCTTTCCATTTCACGATCTATATAGATCTAGTTTTTAAAAAGTACCACCGTCTATTTCGGCGACGGTAACCTCTCCTGAATTTACGTTAAAATTGGCTGCGGCAAAAGAAGCAACACCTACATTTGTGGTGGTTGCCAATTCTCCAGCAATCAATATCTGGTTATTACTTACCTGTGTATCAATACCCTCTCCAGCTGCAAAGGTAATTACCTCACCCAGAGAAACAATATCTGTATTCCCTGTTTCGGCTGCAAAAGATATAAAGGGATTAGCGATCTTAGCATTTGCAATACCGCTATCTTTTACTCTTATAATATCGCCGACAATTTCTAATGTGATATTATCGACGTTTGCATCAAATGTCGTGGTGTTGGCATTATATGTAAGACCAGCACCGCCGACCAGATTATTAATACTTGTTGATAATTGCCCGTCAAGATATTGTTTATTGACAGCATCAAGGTTTGCAATCGGGTCTGACAGATTTGAAATAATTGATGTGTTTGCATCTATCGTGCCACTTTGAGGCCGAAGAATCAAATCACCTGCTACAGTAGAAAGCCCTAATGAATCAACCGTTAAATTAGAACCAACATCAAGTTGATTATCCAGTGCCAATTGCTTGAATACAGAATCGGTATCACCTGGATGCAAGAAATATGTGGGGGCATCTAAATCTACAAATTTATATGAATGAGTATCCCCAAATGCCGATAATTGCCCCGTAGTCTTATCGACATTTAAAGACCAATTTGCAGCACTATTTAAGAAACCTATTTTTCCACCAAGAGCAAAGATCGTGGATACAGTACCAATACCATCTGAAAGATCAATTCTAGCAGACTGGTTTAGATATCCAACGTGTAAATCTTTAATCCTTGAAACATCTGCCGGTTCAACATAAAATACTGTATTACCAGAATCTACAAATCTAGGAGCAGCAAGGTTTCCTGTTGCAGTATCTCCAGTCGTGTTGAGATATCGTTGATCAAGAACTACTGTATCAAAGCTCGTACTGATTGTAGTATTCGACGCTGCTGTAACCCGACCTGTACCTGTAACATCACCTGTCAATATGATATCAAAATCATCGACGATAAAATCCATTGTATCATTGGCATCATCGTTGGTAACAGCAATACCTCTCTGAATACCTTCTTCAAGCATCAGAGCAATAATGTCACGGGCAGTTTCTGTAAAGTCTGGAATTGCGTTGGCTTGGAGTTCTACTGGAATCTCGGTAGCAAAATCAATTCGACCATCTTCGGTAATTCTGATTCTTGGTGTAAAGCCATCATTACCGTATATCCCCGTACTACCAGCCATTGGAGACGTAAGACCAAGATCGATTGAGTTATTGGCAGTATCGAATGCCTTAATTTCTAATCCATTTACAAGATTAATTGTGGGATCAGCAACTGCATCTACCGTTCTAGTAATTCCGGTGAGAGGGCCGTTCTCCTGATTGAACGTCATTGTCGACGTAAAATCATCTTCCAAATATTCTTTACTAACTGCGTCTGTGGGGTTGACAGGTTTGGCTAAACCTGTTATAATACTATTACCAACATTGATATTACCAGATACATCAAAGACAAGGTCGACACCACTATCGGTGGTAATCTTTCCATCATTTTCAATGAAGAATCTTCGAACACCCTGAGTGAAGAATTCTAGTCTATCTACATCAGAGGTAGATTCAGCAAGAATCTTTGTATCTTGGTCAATATCTACAACCGAACCTGCAAGACCAGACCATCGTGTCCCATCATAACCTTCGAATCGATTATCCTGTGAATTAAATCGAATCATACCTGCTTGACGGGTAGAGGCATCAGGTCCTTCAGCACGTGTACCTACAGGCAGTTTAAGAGCACCAGCACCATCAATCGTGACTATTTCAGTATCACTTAAAATTGTGGGAGTGAAGACTCTATGCCAGTTCTTACCGATTGTACCGAGTGTGTAATTACCAAATTCATCTGGCACCAAGTTACTATCAAAATCTGAAACGACTGTAACTGTATCAGTAGCAGCATCACCAATAATTAAATTACCACCGATAGTAAGATCTTTTTCTACGTCAAGGAAGCCCTTGACCACCATACGAGGCCCGGTGGTGCTGAATCTAAGTGTTGTGTCGGTTGTTAATCTACCATCTGGTCCTGCAAATATAACACGATTTGGTGTGAGATCACCAACTGATAATTGACCAAATGACGTATCACCATCAACGGTTAAATCACCAGTCGCATGAAGATCTGGTACTGTCAGTTCATCATTGAAGAATGTAAATCCATCATCGTCGATCAATTCACCGTTATTACCAACGTGGACAACTCTAGCAATCGTGAGATCTTGTACTGCAGCACTTGCGGCAGTTAATTGATTTCCTACATCCAGAGTACCTGCAAATGAACCGTGGCCAGTAGCATAGTCAACTGTGAACTTGTCAAAATTTTGACCGAATCTGAAATTACCGAGACTGTTAAGGCGGATTCTTTCAACACCAGCAGTATAGAAATCAAGTCGATCATTGTCATCACCAGGATTTGTTTCTGCCTTGATATAGGTATCATTATCTAGGTCTGAAACACCACCAAGTCCAGCCCAGTTTGTGCCGTCATAGCCTTCAAATCTGCCATCTGTGCTATTGAAACGAAGCATCCCTTCGTCGGGTGTTAATGGTCTTTGAACGGTTGCACCATTTGGAACCGTAATTGCACCTACAGAATTAAAGTCAACACTGCCGGCAAATACGGTATCACCCGTCAGATAATCAATTGTTATTTTGTTGCTTGCGGCACCAATATTGATATTGCCGTCTTGGTCAATTGTTAACCTTCTTGTGCCTCGAGTATAGAATTCGATATCATCATTATCTGTGCCGGGTGAAGCTTCTACCCGAATATAGGTGTCTTGGTCAGAATCTACCAGACCACCTAGGGTACCCCAGTTATTTCCATTGTATCCCTCGAAAGAATCCGTAGTATCATTGAAGCGAATCATACCAGCAACAGGAGTGCTTGGTCTTTCTATCGTGAATCCACGAGGAATTGTTATTGCTGATCTGGCCTGAAAATCTACAGCACCTTTGAATATTGCATCACCAGTATTAAAATCTACTGTAAATCGGTTACTGGCAACACCGTATTTTAAATCACCTTGATCATCAATGGTTAATCTACGAACATTTGCAGTAAAGAACTCAAGGTCATCACCATCAGCACCAGCAGAAGTTTCTGCTCGAATGTATGTGTCTTGGTCAGCATCAACTACACCACCTAACCCAGACCATGTAACACCATTATATGCTTCAAATCTGGAATCGGTAGTATTATACCGAATCATTCCTTGCTGTGGTGTTGGTCTCTGAAGTGTTGTACCAACTGGTAAAATTAATCCGCCATTACTATTGACATCTACCAAAGTAGATGATATAATCAGATTATCACCAAGACCATTAATAGTAGAGAAGGTTTGGGTATGGTCGACCTCAAATTCTGTATTATTGAGTAGTGTAAGCCCTCGACCAGCTGTATAAAGACCCTCACCTTGGAATTGAACATAGGTGATATCATCCGTACCTAGAATAAACCTCTCATCATCCTCTACAGTTGCAACCCACCCTGTATGCTTATTAGCAAAACCATCGGTTACAAATACTGCATTGCCAGCAATCTCACCAGATTCATTTGTGAGTGTCGATCTCTCTAAGATCCAAGGTGTTGTAGCATCACCTTTCTGTGTTAACTGGTAGTGACCATTTTGTGTAGGGTCATTCTGATCTTTTACTAAGAGACCGTCACCAACTTCCCATACGGTTACAGCATCAATCTGAAAACTCGGCCCGGGTATTCTAGTAATTGTATTACCCGAGAACGTGTAGTTCGAACCCAGATCAGCAGTGGTTGCTGCAAGAGCAGTCATCCTAGAAAGAATATTATCTCTTTGAAGATCTACGTATCTCTTATTTGCAGCGTCGGTGGGGTCTACTGGATCTGGTACAGTCGTAAGAGAATTGCTTAAGTAGTCTACTGTTACTGCATCAGACGGCCCTGTAGGTGTACCGAGACCAGTGATGGTTGCTCCACCGACATTAATCAGCGATGTATTTGAATTGAAATTGATTGTCGCTGGAGATGAAATCGTACTACCAGTGAGTGTAAGATTACCCACATTAAATGACGATAGACCTTCTATTGTATCAGTAGATTCACCGATTGTGATGGCAGTATTACCAAAGACGATATCTTTGGCAGTAATGATGGTACCATCAGAGGTAAAATTATCAGGATTGAGTGAAGAATTGTAGAACGCAGTGACATGACCAAACTGATCAATATCTACATTTCGTGTGAACCCTAAAATCGAATTATTGGAACTAACTTCGGCAGTTGTGATTTCGTGTGAAATCGTTACTTCTGCATCTTCTCTATTATTAAGAGTTACATCAAGCCCAATACCTTCTTGGATGCTACGAACATAAGCACCAACAGTATCTACACCAAGGGCGATAGAATCTGGGGTAATTACAGGCTTTTTCTCACCTGCGGCAACAACTGTACGAGTCGAATCTTGTTTAGGTACAGATCGAATCGATTTAGATCCGCCAACCTTTATCTTGATGCTCATCCCTTATGTCCTGTTATTCTTATATAGCTTTAGTCATAGAAGTACCTGAGCTATTTATGGTTTTAGCCTGATCTTAATACAGCGGATTCCAGACCGCTCCATCATAAAATACTGGATATGGCCTTGGTGTAGATGATGATGCCGGATCCCAGTTAGTATAATCCGCAACAGCAAACATTCCTGCCACCGGACTTGAAGGTGCAGCAGATAATGGAGTTAGATTTAAGGTTGAAGCAGTTTCGATCTCGTCTGTGACCTTCAAACCACCAATAACACCCACACTGCCTCTACCACCAGCACCATTGCCTGGGACAAGTTCAATTTGGATATCGTCAGTAGCACCAGTAATACTATGCTTAATTGAGAATCTATCCGTATAGGTTGTTGCACCAGTAACACCACGACCAACCATGGTATCAAGACTTCCAGCCCATGTAATAGGACCGGTTACATTCAATGACCTTGCAAAACTATCGTCTCTGTCTCGGCCGATATCAACCCTACGATTAGATGTGTCATTCGCCAACAAATTCCAAGAGCCGCTATGAGCAAAATACATTGCACCATCGGCATGACTGTGAGCAATTGCACCGTGATATGTAGATGCGTCAGGGAATGCTGCTTGATTAGCATAAAGGAATGGGATCACAGCCGTAGTGGTTGTGGTTGCACCCCTACCAATTACATCGTCCAGCGTATCTGCCTCAGCAGTGAGATAAGAACCCAAATCTGAAATCTGACTTTCTGTAATTGTCAGTTCCGATTGGTGCTGAATGATCGATGTGTTTGAAATATTAGCATCTGGTACCACACCATTAGATAATGGAGCATATGGCCCAAGACCAACGACCTGTGACTCTAGAATCTGAAGAGCACCTTGGTGTTGAGTTACATCACCAACCGTGACCGTGTAATCTGTGATATAAGCTTGCAGGTCTGTAATCTGAGATTCGGTAATTTGAAGATCAGACTGATGAGCTGTTACTGCTGTATTTGTAACCTCTGTCAAAAATCTTCCATCGAGGTCTACGGTAACTTCTGTGGCATCAGTTCTTGTAAGAGTCAATACACCATTTGCTGTATCGAAAGAAGCAGCATTAATTCTGGTCAAATTGGTATCATCGAATAACGGATTGAAATTAACCGTGAATGTGCTGGCATCATCTCTTGTAAATGTAGCAATACCTGTATTGGCATCTAATGTACCCGAAACCAATCTTGCAAGATTTGTATCATCTACAGCCCAACTTAGATCAACTGAATTGACTGCACCGGTTTCATCTGTGAAGAGTAATTCTTGACTTACAGTATTTGCAACCAGTGATGTTGTCGTTTCAGAAGTCAGATATGCTTGTAAATCTGTAATCTGAGACTCAGTGATTCTAATGTCCGTTTGGTGTTGAGTAACGTCTGTATTGGTTACAGCAAAATCAACGATTTGAGACTGATTTAATCGAATATCAGATTGATGTTGAGTTACATCAGTATTAGAAACTGCTGTCAGATAATCCTGTAAATCACCAATCTGATTCTCAAAGATAATTAATTGACGTTCATGCTGTACGACAGCAGACTGAGATATGTAAGGATCCGGTACCGTGGTCCAAGTAACATTTGCAGTTAGATCATTGATTTCTTGAGCATTTGTGATATAATTGGCATCATTGGTCCACTGTGTAATATTACCAGTCTTATTGGTAAAATTCATTGCATTATCAGCAGTGGCATATGTCTTTAAGTCTGTAATTTGAGATTCAGTAATTCGAATCTCCGACTGATGTTGTGTTACATCGTTATTTGATACATAGAAATCAGTAATCTGAGACTGTGTTAGCTGAAGATCAGCTTGATGTTGAGTAACGTCACTGCTCGATACAGATAAGAGATATGGTCGTAAATCACTAATTTGAGATTCCGTGATGATAATATCTGTCTGGTGTTGAGTAACGTCTGTATTCGAAACCGAGGTGAGATATCCTACATTGTTTTGCAATGTGCTAATATTTCTACCTGGTTGAAGTGCAGTATCTGCTAGAGCACCCTGTGCAGCTGTGGCTGCATCTGTAATTCCATATCCTGCCAATGTAGTAGGCTTGTCAGTAACTTGTCCAAAAGAAACAGCCGTGAGGTAATTTTGTAGATCACTGATCTGTGATTCTGTGATCGTGATGCCGGATTCGTGTTGTGTTACATCCGCAAGTGTGACTGTGTAATCTGTAATATAACCAGGGTCATTGGTGAATGAACTCAATAATGTAGGTGCACCTGTAAGATTAGAATATTGACCATCAAAATTCTCACCAATTTCGATGACATTCTCTACCCCATTTTTAACAGTCTTAAAAAATAATTTTCCGTCAAAAGTGTTGAGTGCAAGTTCGCCCTCAAATAAATCCTCTGTCGTCGGGCGTCTATCTTCTACATTGCTTCTTTTGTGTAGAATCGTTATGAAAGCCATCTACGTATTCCTCTATATTAGAATGATCCACCATCAGCCACACCATCTCCAGTAGGAGGTGTATTGGTTGAACTGGGTGTGTATGTTGTTGTGTCTGTTATTGTGTCCACCACGATTGCAAGACCTTCCGCAATCTTTGAGATCTCACCGGTTGGCTTTTCCATCAATACATCATACTGATATTTACCGGGCTTGAGAGTTTTTGTAAGTTCATCTGCAAGCACCAAGGTTATATCATTACCATTCTTTTCAACATCGAAATCACATATTTTAGTAGTACCGTAGGTTTTTCTCATACTTGCAAAGAAATTATAGCTATCGATCACCAGCTCGTCGTCATCTGCATCGAATAACTCGAGGCTGACACGAAAGTCTGCTGCTTGATCAATGTAAATATTTGCTCTTGAGGACATGACAATTCCTTTTTAGTGTATTTATAATTACTAGAATAAAGGAACTGAAAGACTAGGAGGATTATAGTTTGATGAATCTTTTACCTGGATAGTTAACGAGACCCATTACATCTGGTCTGTAACCTTCTGGCCAAATTATATCCCAGTCATCTGCATTAAAAGTATCTTCTGGTGCAGTGTAAGTGTGTACCTTTAATTCTGGCAATTTTTCTTCGTGCATTTTACCAGCCAATTCCAATTCATCATAACCTTGAACTAGAAGTGTAAGCCATTGAACAAAGCCACGATCAGTACCGGCTTCATCTCTGGCTTCTTCTACCACACCACCTATTCTTGTGTCATACACATAAGTAGGATATCTATCGAATAGGTGTTTCATTACAAGATTACCCTGCATGTGTGCATGTTTTAATTCAAAATACATTAATGTATCTTCGCCCACCCTGTATTGATTATCGAATCTGAAGCCATCGACAGCCTTCTTAGAGAAAAATACCAGCCTACAATGTGTTTCCCATTCATTGATATATTTGTGACAGTGAATTGCCCATGCTTTATGAATGTCATGAAGAGTTTGAGCAAAATCGTCTGGTTCATTTTCTCCAACTTTAATGAGATCTCCTGACAGTGCTTCTTCCCACCAAACTTTTGGTTTAGTGAAACATCGTGTACCCCATGCTGGTACACGATCCGGGTCATATATGCTCCAATCTTCTACCTGTGCTGGAATAACTGGAGTATAACCCCAAGCCCTATAGAATGCATATTGATATTCAAGTGCTACAACATCCGGTGGTGTGGGCATTGCCGCAACCTGCTTATATGTCCATACACCATGTGGTGTGATGAAATCATCACCGTCAATTAAAACAGCATAATCATTGGTAGAGGCTTCGAATATGTCGCAGAAAAAGTTTTTACCAGTAGCAGCAGTACCGTCACTGGCAGTTACGTGATATTCGATTCCAGCAGTTTGGCAATAAGAAACTGCTTCAGCTTCGTAGGTAGAATTTTGTGTATTAATGATAATACACAAATCTTCTTTTGGAATAGTTTTTTCATGTCTTTTTAAGGCAAATAAATTCCTGCATGTTAAGACATAAAACTTAAGGGAGCTCATTTTAATCTATCGGACGAACCGGCCAAATAACGTTATCGGGAAACCCTTCTTGATCTGTCATATCTCTTAATCCTTGTCGATAAGCAATCATCTCATCTGACATTGTTCTATCAGAAAGTGCATAGATATCAGTTTCAAAAAGAAAACCATCTCTCTGATTTCTAATATTAAATGCCTTTTGATCAGAGCTTAACTCTACTACCCTGTAGCCGTATGTTTCGGTGGTTTCCGTTTCCGTAATAACAGGTTCTATTGTATGTGTTAGGTGATCATAATCAGGTGTGGCTTCATAAATTCTATCCTTGACTACACCTGTATCCTGTTCTATTTGAAAATCTTGTGCATCATCAGCCAATTGCCAATGATGTGCTGCTTCCTCTATTTGAGTTTTTGCCAATTGGTGCAATTTTTCTTCGGTGAAAGGAATATCGTAAGTGTATTGCGCATAGAAATCATCATAGTTATCTTTCGAATAACGAATCTGAACAGTTTGAGTTGCGGTATTCACTCTTAATATTTTGTAAGTAATCATCTATAGCCTCATTCAAATTTTACATAAAGGGATCTATTATATATTCTGCAATATACAAACAAATTAGCAATAGAAGTGAGTAAAGAGCTCATGCCGCTACTCTGCCACCAAACATATCGCCAAGCATAATAATTTCTTTGTTCAGTAGTACCGTATGAGTGTCGGGCAAAAGTATATCTCGATGTTCTGTTAAGTGAGAATTGCACCTGGCCACCGCTAGGAAATGAAGGTCCTTTTAACCGTACGGTAGTCCATCCACTGTCCGAGCTACTTCTATGGGAGATACTAAAGATCGGCCGGGACGGGCCGGAACCGTACCAATATTGAGTTATCCAAATACCACCAAGCTGTGCAGTAGTAGATAAGCTTGTGGATCTCGTAATACTACCGAATGCTGCATTCGTACTACCATATTCATAAAGATAGAATTGGCTTCCATCTTGTCGCGACCATCCTATTCTGCGATTAAGATAACCAGTAGAAGTTGCTGCGTCACCAAACCCCGGCCTTCCCAGCCGTGCAGTTCTAACACTAGAACCATAGAAATCATTCATGGCAATGGTGCCGCTGGTGGGAATTGTACCGATCCAAGGGTCTGAAGAATCAGCATAAAATGAATTAAGGCCTCGAGTTCCGCCGAGACCAAATTCATTTCTTAAATCATTGATACTAATCGCGCCACTAGTCTGTAGAGCCATTATTTACTTACCTCTCAAATCGTCAAGCTGTGCCTGTTGCTCCTTAATGGCTTCGATCAATAGTGCGACTATATTACCGTATGAAACCCCAAGTCTATCATTATTATTAGATACAACTTCTGGTATGACCTCTTGCACTTCTTGTGCGATCAAACCAATTTTCTGTGTATCATCACCTATCATGTTATAATTGACACCTCTCATTGCCAAGACCTTGCTTAGGGCATTTTCGATATCAATAACATTTTCTTTATATCTTGCATCAGAAGCTGTAATCAAATCATTTGAAGCTTCAAGACTTCCGGTTATATTTAAAGTACCATCTGAAGCAGTCCATGAAGCACCAGTATCTTGAGTAATTGTGCCTCCAACAAAGATATTCTCTACTGATAGTTTATCTTGGTCAGCTCTGTATAGGAAATTCTGAGCACCGGCACTTGGTGCTGGGTTGGGTGTCAGTGTAGCATACAAAGGTCTATTACCGGTTCCGCCTTGAACAAAGGTTACGAGTAGGTCGGTACTTTGAAGACCAGAGGTATGAACATCTTGTACATCAATAGATGTTGAAGCACCTGCACTACCTGTAAAGCCCTGAGTACCTTGGAAACCAGTGAATCCTTGGAAACCAATAGCACCCTGAGCACCCGCACCAGTAGTACCTTGTGGTCCAAAGTCACCTTGTATGCCCTGAGTACCTTGTGGTCCCTGAGCGCCTTCATCACCTGCGCCTTCAAATCCTTGAGCACCCTGTGAGCCAGTGAGACCAATAGTACCTTGAGGGCCTTGAGCACCTTGAGCTCCAACATCTCCTGCTCCGGTAAAACCTTGATTACCTTGAGCACCCGTAAAGCCTTGGGTACCTTGTGTCCCTTGGAAGCCTTGAGAACCATCTGCACCGGAGCCTGTAGTACCTTGTGAACCTTGGATACCTTGAATACCCTGAGGGCCTTGTGTACCGGGATCACCGATCCCTATAGAACCCTGAGGGCCCTCCCAGCCCTGAGTACCCTGCATACCTTGTGCGCCGGTACTTGCAGTACCAAGGGGCCCCTGTATACCTTGTAGTCCTTGTAAACCCTGAGTACCCTGACCACCTTCTTGGCCAAATCCTTGTATACCTTGAACACCTTGAGTACCTTGTGGTCCCTGCGGCCCTACACCACCTGACGCAGTAATACCTTGAATACCTTGAATACCTTGGAAACCTTGTGGTCCCTGAGCACCCTGTGATCCATCGCCTCCATCACCACTGATACCTTGAGTACCTTGGATACCTTGGGTGCCCTGAGGTCCTTGAGAACCTGGGCCACCTGGTTGTCCATCACCACCAGAAATACCTTGGAAACCTTGAACCCCTTGTGTTCCCTGCATTCCTTGGAAACCTTGAGGTCCTTGGTTACCATCACCACCAGATCCTACAAAGCCTTGAACACCCTGCATTCCTTGCATTCCCTGTGGGCCTTGAGAACCAGCACCCGAAGGCCCTTGGCTACCTTCAAAACCTTGAATACCTTGGAATCCTTGAGGGCCTTGTGGTCCTTGTGGCCCTTCGTCACCTGGGCCACCAGTAAAGCCTTGGGTACCTTGGAAACCTTGAGGTCCCTGAGTACCTTGATTACCGTCTCCAGCAATACCTTGGTTACCTTGGAAACCTTGGGTACCCTGAGGTCCTTGAGCTCCTTGAGCACCAGGAGGCCCTTGATCACCTGTTCGAGCAAATGTAATTACAACATCTGCCTGGTCTGTAAATGTGCCGGAACCAAGAGACCCGTCAACATATGAACATGTTATGGTATTGAAGCTACCACCAACGGTCATCGAACTTATTGTGAAGAGAACGAAATTAGATGGTGTGCCTACTTCTGAGATTCTAAAGTGTCCTTTAATGGGGCTTGTAGAATCATCAATCGTAGCTAAATATTGACTGATATCAATAAAGTTATCGTCCCTGTGGTGAATTGCCATCTGTGTGGCAATATTTGCAGCTGCATTGTTGAGCTCTATTTCGCCGGGGGCGACCGAAGTTAGATTCGTATCAGTTCTGAATGTATAGTCAAATGTTACACCGCCGAAGGCACCAGCTTCACCCTGATCACCTTGGCCACCTTGAATACCCTGAGTACCTTGGAAACCTTGTGTGCCTTGGCCGGGAATACCTTGAATACCTTGAATGCCCTGAGTACCTTGATAACCTTGAACACCTTGTGGCCCGTCATCTCCATTTCTACTGAAGGTAATGAATAGCGCTGGGTTGTTTCCAAAATATGTAGCATCAGCACCGGTAGAGGCTGTAACATATGTACTGTTTATTACAAATTGTGTGAGAGTGCTTGATCCACCAGTAATAGAATAAACAACATATTTCGTAGGATCATTAATTGAAATGATCTTATAAAAGCCTTTGATGGGCCCTGGGTTGTTCAGAATATAATTATTCAGAAGTGTATCAAGGTTTGCACCATTCTGAGTAGTATCACTGATTCTCATTTCAGTGGCTGAAGATAGAGAAGCATTGTTGAACTTCAATAATCCAGGTGCACCTAAGAGAGAAGTGCCAGTATCTGTATCGAACTCATATTCGAATGTTACACCACCGGAGGCACCTGCACCACCTTGAATACCAGTAAATCCTTGAGTACCTTGTGGTCCCTGAGTACCTTGTGGTCCAGCCGGAATAAAGTGAACCAGTGTATCTGGGCCGTGATCGGACTCTACGTTATTCCAGTTATTACTTGTTACAGCTCCTGATGCAATGTAGTTTACATCAAAGATACCGTATAATTCAGATGCACTATCCCAGTTAAATGCAGTAAACTCGTAGACAACAAAGTGATGACCTGCAGGTCCATCGTTATCCGCTGTGCTCTCAATAAGAATATGACCCTTTGGAGAACCGGGTATTGCACCAAGATAGGTAAAGAAGTCATCTAATTCGTTGCTGTATGCATCATCTGGAATATCATCGATGACAAGCTTCGTTGCAAGCGTTATATTGGAGTTATCAATCTTCCAGCTATTTGCAACTGGGGCCGATCCAGAACTTGTATTTGAATCAAAGAGATAATTCCAAGAAAGTCCACCGTGATCTCCTACGGTACCTTGCATACCTTGGATGCCCTGTGTGCCTTGGATGCCCTGTGTACCTTGGATACCTTGTAGCCCTTGAACACCTTGGAAACCTTGGGTACCCTGAGGTCCTTGAGAACCTTGAGCACCCTGAGGGCCTGGGTCTCCAGTTCGAACAAATGTAATTCTAATATCTGCGCCATTTGTGAACGAGGTTACACCAGCAATGTGGGCTACATCAAAGGTATGATAACCGGTAGAATCTGTGATTTCTGTATAATTGAATGTAGCAAACTCGGTAACATCGGCTGCATTAATAATTCTAAACAGGCCTTTTACACCACTTGCATTAATGTCAAGTTCCGTGAAGAGTGGAGAAAGATCATTAGCTGCATCATCGAGGTCATCGATATACATTTTAGTTGCTGAATCAAATGCAGCATTATCAAACCTTAAATTACCTTGACCAGGATCTGCATCAGTGGTCGCAGAATCGAATGTATAATCAAATGTAAGGCCACCGAAATCACCAACGGAACCTTGTACACCCTGTAATCCTTGAATGCCCTGTGTGCCTTGTGTTCCTTGGAAACCTTGAGTACCTTGAAGACCTTGTGGTCCTTGAACACCTTGGATACCCTGAGTCCCTTGAGATCCTTGGAAGCCTTGAGTACCCTGTGAACCTTGGAAACCTTGAATACCCTGAGTACCTTGATTGCCCTGTATGCCTTGATCACCAGTTCTTATAAATGAGATTCGGAAATCTGTACCGTTAGAATAGGTTTGACCTGTAACAAGACTATTTACTGCTACTGCGTGATATCCAGTTCCAGCAGTACCTACAAGGTTACCACCTGTCACCTCAAAGAGAGCATAATTATAGACGTTGGATGCATCTGCCAGTTTCAAATAGCCCTTACTATTTGGATTTGAAGACGCATAGAAATCTGCAAGCATTGCACTAATGGTAACACCATCAGCATCAGTGACGTCAATGTATAATTCAGTAGCATTACCTAATATTGCATTATCACCCTTTAAGAATCCGGGTGTGGGGTCTGTATTAGTTACATCGAGAGCATTATACTCGTATCTAAATGTTACACCGCCGTAAGCACCAACGGTACCTTGATTACCGGTAAGCCCTTGTGGGCCTTGGACACCTTGAACACCTTGTGTTCCCTGCATTCCTTGTGGACCTTGAGGTCCTTGTAGTCCTTGGAAACCTTGGGTGCCTTGATCACCTTGAATTCCCTTATCACCACTGATAGAAAAATCTACGAGTAGAGGATAAGAAGTAAAAACACCAGGTGATGTTTCTTCAACGAAATTCTCTCTGATTGCATTACCGGCTATAAATGTTACATCTAATTGCCAGTAACCGGTACTATCAGAAATTGCCTGAATAGTAAATACAACATAATCATCTGGTTGCCCACGCTTTGTTACCTTCATGTAGGCTTTATTAACAGAGTCTGCTGCTGCGATTGCCGAATAAATTCCTTCCATGTTTACGCCATAGAAGGCTTCATCGTCAATCCAAATTCTTGTAGTTGTGGAGAAAGTATCGGTTGGGTTGCTAGGTAAATTCCAAATCATCTGACCACTACCTGGGTCAGCCTCAATATTAGAATTTAGTAGTCGATATTCATATACCGATCCAGCATCATCACCGTTGAAACCCTGCATCCCTTGATTGCCTTGGAAGCCTTGAGTTCCTTGTGAAGCTTGCGGTCCTTGAACACCTTGAAGACCCTGAAGTCCTTGATTACCTTGAATACCTTGGGTACCCTGTGAGGCCTGAGGCCCTTGGACACCTTGTATGCCCTGATTGCCTTGGAAGCCTTGAACACCTTGGAAACCTTGAGTACCTTGGGTTCCCTGTGGTCCTCTATAACCACGGGTACCTTGAATACCTTTTTCTCCGAGTGTGCCTTGAAGACCTTGAACACCCTGAGTGCCTTGAAGACCTTGAACACCACGGAATGAACCGATATTAATCCAATTGGTACCATCCCAAATCCAAAGCTCGTCGTCGGTATCATCGATGACACCTTCACCTATATTTGGACTGGGGAATGCTGCATTTAAAGTTGCTTGTGGATCACCACCTGCGTCTACATCTGGTACCGAACCGATGATTGTAAATCCTGGCCCATACTCACCTTGGATACCTTGGACACCTTGGGTACCTGTAAAACCTTGGACACCTTGAGGCCCTGCTCCAACATCAACCCACGCCGTACCATTCGAGAGTTTAATTGTACCATTATCTGCATAAACAATGGCACCCTCAAATGGGGCTGGATCTAATTGAATGGGAAACTGTTGTGGTATTCCCTGCCCAAGAGTAATGGTCTTGGAGCCAATGGATCTAAATCTAGTCGACATCGTACTCTTCCGCTTGTCCTAAGGTATATGATATAGTTGAGTCAATTGCTAAGTTTGCACTGGCCTTGGCCTCTAATGTGTCACCTGTAGCAAAAAACTGTCCATTAAGCGGAATTGGTATGGTATCATAAGCAGGTATCCTAAGGTTTCTAATAAGATAAAATTCATTTCCTTGGCCTGGCACCGGCTCTATGAATCGGTGCGTTCTCACATCAATTGCAACAGTATTACTTGTTTTATTTGCAACAATGAGAGGAGAAATTACCTCACCAATTCCAGGTTCGATAGTGGTAGAACCACCGAATACAAGCTCAGGAACTTCAAATTTTGGAACATCAATAAGTACCTGCCATTCTGTACTCAACTCCAGGGTCTTTCCAATTGGTAGTGCATCCGGAGCCTGGGTAGTAACGATAATCGTAGTACCGTCTACTGGATCTATTTTAGTTGTATATGACATTTATTTCTCTATCCTTTATACTGAAGCTCTGCTGTTAGAAGCTCTTCTTGCAAGTTTTCTTACCGATGAGGTAAATGGTCTACCTTCAATTCTTCCTGTTCTACCGTTGATTCTCAAACCCCTTGCAAAGTACTGGTTATTCAATTCATCAGCACCAGACCATCTCACACGTCCTCCATCTTCTGAGAGAACCGAGGCCAGTGCCGAGATTGGCAGACCAAGGTTTCGGAAGTTCAATGGAAGTGCGTTTCTGTTTACACCAGCAGAGGCACCGTTAAACTGGTGAGCAATCGATTCAACTAGAGACCCGAATGTCAATGTTTCTGGTCTTAGTACGTTATCGATCAAACAATCATCGATCAAGCCATTAATCATTGCAGTGTGATCTGCATCTGGTGAAAGAGTAACTAGATAATCTCTCATTCTCTCCCAAGCACCAGTAAAGGCATCTAGTAGATCGGTATTGTTTGGCCCATCAAATATCCATTGTGTTCCATCCCAATAGTATATATCTCCAGCGTAGAAACTTGTATTCAAGTCTGTTGCCACAATATATGCATAATATGGTTTGCGGTCTGCCAGAGGGATTGCACCATCAACATCAGTTGCATCACCAGCACTTCTTTGTACAGAACTTTGATACCTCAAACCAGGTGTTGTAGCATTGAATACAGGGAATGCCTGATTACCATTGAAATCAAACAATGCAGCTGTATATGCTCTGGTTCTTTGTCTATCTCCGTTCTCTAGGTAATCATCTGAAGCAGGTGGCCCCTGTGGGTTGAGCGTCTTAAAGTCTTGCTCAATGGCCTTCAACAAATTCAAACCATCTCTACGTGTGAGATTAATATCAATGTATTTATATGTCGCATTTACATATCTTACTGTATCGAAAGCTAGATCAATCTTATTAAACTCCAGAATCGATGACACATCAGATACAATATCTGGAATCCAGCTATAATCTGGCTCTTCTTTTACGGGTAGATATGTTGTATCGTTATTTATTTGAGTCAGGTAGAAGATGTTTGCAAGGTCCTGAACCTTTTTAGATTCTACCTCGGTTCCAGTTCCACTCTTGACGACCTGACCTGGGTATTTACCAAGGACAACATCTTTACAGATTCGACCGAGTTGCTGATAAGATCTAGCAGTAGGTACTCTCTGATCTTCTGGGATTCTGTAAATCTGATTCCAGAAGTAGAAGTCAGCATTCCAGCGAGATGCAGTATTACCTCCATAGTTCAGATCATAGCTAAATGCATCAAGTAGATATCCAGTGTCTCGTCGACACTTATCTCGGTTGTAATCCAGAACATCAAATTCTCTTCTTAAGAATTCGACCAGATCAATTGACAGCTCTTCGGTATTGTCATCGATCATCTCTGCTGTTGCAATGAGATCTGCCGCAACCCAAGATGTATCTGGCTCTTCCATAATTGGCAGAGCATCTAAATCGTCATCTCTAATTACGGTTTCTACTATCGATATCAACTCTGCAACTCTTGTACCTTCGGTTAGAGTAGCAGGAGTACCACTTGTATCTTGTGCTGTATCTGTTAGTGTAGTATTAGAAACATCAGTCTCTTGCACAACACCAGCCAATAGAACACCTAGGAAATTATAAATGTCAGCGGTTTGTACTCTAGTGTCTGCTGGGAGTACAGAAATTCCATTCTCAAAATAAATTCCTGCCGCAATTCTACTAGCATAGTTTCCACCGTATTGAACATCGTGAGAAACGGCATCAACAAGATATCCAACATCTCTTCTGCACTTACCTCGTGGGAAGCTCAATCCGTTGTAAGTGGTACTAATGTGACTGATCACACCGTCTGCCCATGTCTTAGAAGAACTCTCTATCACATCTACAGCACTGGTGTAATTGCCAGAAACCCATGTCTGAGAAGGTTCAACAATTGCAGGAATTGCTGTAGTTGCCGGAGTTGCATCATCAACCGAATTAGCAACAATCTTAACCAGATCTTCAACCAACATGCCTGTTGCAGGATTTGCAGCAACATGGTTATAGAATTGAGTCTGTGTGTTTCCAACAGTCGGTGTTACTTCCATCTCGCGGGTAATATGATTCATCACCATACCCAAGCGTAAGAATGCCTTTCTGGTAGGTTCTCTCTGATTGAGAGGCAATGTACTTACAGCATTTTGGAAGTAGTTGTGAGCAGCATTTACAGTAGCAGCATTACCACCGTATTGAATATCGTGTGATACGGCATCGATAATGTAGCCGGTATCTCTTCTGCACTTATCTTCATTGTAGTAAAGAGTATTGAAGTAAGTAGAAAGGTGTTGCAATACGCCGTCTTGGGCAGTTATCTTTGCTGTGCCCATAGAATTATATGCGGCTTGCAATTCTGGATTATAAGCAGTTACAATAGGCTCTTCAAGAGCAGGTAATCCGTCGATTCCATTTTGCTGAATTGCATTTGCGACAATTGTGAATAGAGACTCTACAACACTTGCAATTGGTCCACCGGAGTTACCAGAAGCAGTATTCTGTGTCTGGGCATTACCAGTTGTAGGTGTGACAGGATCACCATTAGCAATTAATCTAGCAACTGCAGCAAGGTGAACAAATGCGGCTGCAGTAGGAGCACGTTGATCTTCAGGTAGAGTGCTTACAGCATTCTCAAAATACAGTGTTGCATTATTTCTCGAAGCTGTATTACCACCGTGTTGAATATCCCAAGACACAGAATCTACCAGATAGCCAACGTCTCTTTCACACTTAGCAACATCATATGTGAGTGATCCGTAATTCAGTGCAATCCATGCAGTTATTTCTGCCTGGATGAACGCTCTATTGAGCTGTAACTGTGATCTTGCATTAATTCTTTCAGCCGTGACAGAATCAAAACCGTATTCAATTACGTTAGAATATGCAGTACCATTACCCATGATATCGATAATCTTGTCGAATCTTGCTGCAGCAATTGTTGCCGTAGCAGGATCGACGATCGAATTCACGCAAAGGTCTTTTGCATATCTGATAGCAGAAACGGTTTCTGTGAGCTGTTCATCAATGACCAAATTCGAACCTACAGTTCCAGACCTATAAGCCTGACCGTTAAAGTTTGAATTGAAATCAGAACCAGTCAGTACGTCTCGTCTTACTGCATCTATGATCAGGCCCAAATCTCTCTTACATTTCTCACCGTCAAAGGTGAAGAACTCATCGTTGAGATAAGCAACAACCTCATCAATAATGAACTCTTTGTTCATTTGGATCTGCTGACGAGCAACTGTTCTATTAGGATCAGCAAGTGGCTTGACTTCGGTAGTGGTCAGATTGTCGAGATCATTATCATCGACAACACCAGAAATAATATTAAACAGGTTTGCCACTGCTGTACCTGTAGCAGCATCTGCGGCTGTACCAGATACGTCCTGTACTTGAGCATTACCTGTGGTAGGTGTTACTGCAACTTCTTGAACGATAGAGGCCGCGGTTGCAGCCAGATGTTCGAACGCTCTCTTGGTAGGAATACGCTGTTCTTGAGGCAGAATATTTGTAGCCTCTCTAAGACCAGATACTGCAGCCAGATCATCCAGCACAGAGAACTGACCTGTTACTGGAATAGAAAGAACGTTCTTGGTTCTGAGTTCTTCATAAGAAGATGCAAGTCTTTCATCGACCGTGAAGTAATATTTTGCAGCTTCGATTGTGGATGCATTTCCACCGTATTCGATATCCTTAGAAATTGCATCGGTAATGAGACCGACATCTCTGTAGCACTTTTCTTTATTATAAGGAAGACCGTTGTGGAATTCTCTGAGGTACTTAATTACACCACCCTGAAGTGATTCTGTAATTCCATCAATTGTATTAGATGCTGTCATCTGAGCCACGGTGTTGTAACCGGGTTCAATTGCTGTTGGCAACCAATCAAGAGTATCCTCTCTGATCACCTTAGCAGTAAGATCCATCAGATCATATGTTCTCTTAGCAATTTCAATTCCAGCATCGGCATTTGCAATATCTTGACTTTGTGCATTGCCTGTGGTGGGTGTAACACCAATTGCTTGTACAATATTAGAAGCAACATTTGCAAGGTGTTCATAAACCTCTGCGGTCTTAGCCTTTTGATTTTCAGGCAGTGTACTAATACCCTTATCGAAATACAATCTAGCAAAATTGATTGCAGAGGTATTAGACCCATGAGAAATATCGAAAGAAATTGCATCTACTAGATAACCAATATCTCTTCTGCACTTGGCTTGATCATAAACAAAGCCGGGGAATTCTTGTGCAATGTACGCAATTGCTTCTTCTTGCAAGAATGTCTTATTTGCTTGTAAATGTAATCTGCCGTTTTGACCAGTAATACCAACAGTTGCAGTTCCAAAATTCAAGGTATCTGCATTTCCTGTACCATTACTCAAGATATCGATAATCTCATCGAATCCTGCATTAGCGGCAGTCAACTCTGAACCAGTTACTCTGCTTGCAATTTCATCTTTCAGATAACCTATTGCAGCAACGGTTTGTGGAAGTTGGTCTGAAATGACATAATCTCCACTGGTAGTTCCTGCACGATATGCAAGACCAGCATAGACCGAATTATAATTCGACCCAGTAGATACGTCACGTCTGACAGCTTCAAGAATATATCCTGTGTCTCTTGAACACTTATCGCCATCAAAGACAAAGTATTGCGTATCGAGGAAGGCCATTACCTCTTCTTGGAGGAATGTTCTGTTAGCTTGTAATTGTTCTCTTGCTCTTTGACCCTGAGAATTATAAGTTGTCTTAGCAACGGCAGCATCTGATGCACTTACAAATGTGTGTAACCCACCACCACCGGTTCCACCAACATTAACCGTGATAACATCTCCAGCGACGTTGGTGACTTCCATTGTTTCACGATAATTACTGTCACCCTTACGAGGATAAGAATGCTCAGTAGCATTGCCATCATCCGCACAAGTAAATGTGAAACTATAAGGAGCAAATTCAACATAATCACCAATTTCAATATCATGACCTGGTAATGTGACCGTACTGATACCCGTGCTAGGATCATATGTAGCATCCGTCGGTGTATAGTAATCCAGATATGTTGCAGGATCTGTCCAAATGATAGGATCTGCTTCGATCGCACCAACTTCTGCACTTACAAATGTATGGGCACCCGTATAACCACCAGCATCACCAACATTCATTGTGATCGATGTTGCTGTTACTGCATCAACTTTAATTTGCTTATTATAGAATGGATCAGTAGGTCTTGGGTGTGTAATCTGATCTCCGTTACATTCAAACGTAATACTCAAAGGTTTGAATTGAATGTAATCTCCCTTGACCAAATTGTGTTTGCCTATAACTGCAACCATTACGCCATTAGTTGGATCGTATTGAGCATCAGATGGAGTATAT